AAGCTAAAATCAGCTTATATATTCGCAATCTTAAGTGATTATAGCTTAGATAATAATCAGGCAACACAAAGCTAAAATCAGCTTATATATTCGCAATCTTAAGTGATTATAGCTTAGATAATAATCAGGCAACACAAAGCTAAAAATAGCTATATAACGTGCAACTGGTACATCCTAAAAGAAGACATGAATTTGATAATACTTTAATTAGTAACAATAAGAAAAGGCTCGTGAAGTGGTTTAATAACCGCTTTACGAGCCTTTTTTTTATTCGTAAATTTGTCATGAACAAAATAATAACTCCCAACGGCAGGGAGATTACCATTGGGAGCACTATGTTTAGTGAGTCTGCGGTGAAAACACTAAACTATTTAATCGCTATTAAACTCATTATTAAGCACAGCAATCTTTTGACTATAAGAAGCAAAGGTAGCCTCATTCGTCTTTCCGAAGCTGTCGGGGTAAAACAACTCAACACTAACCGAAGCATCAACCGTAAACTAAGGGTGTCCAAGACCAACTACTACCGGTTTACGATATGGAGAAGCATTAGTGCCGTCAGCGGAAGCGTTAACATTGTTATCATCATTTGGAAGATTGTCGCCCTCTCCACCTTTATAATCAGTAACAACATCACGCCGAGTTTGTTAGGTTCTCACCGCATTACAATTATACGTTTTATTATTGAATCTGCAAAGTATTTTTCAATAAAAATGCTGGAGATTTTCACCTCCAGCATCATTAGTATGTTAATCATTTCTTCCAGCAAACATATTACCAAAAGATTTAGCAATATTAATACCTATTTGAGATTTACCAACTTTATAATAGCTATTATTCTTATCAATAGTCATAATTCTATCAAAGTTTCTAAATCCAGCAGTATTCCGTTTAAGAAGCACATCAAATTTATTTTCTCCTGCATATCTACCACTTTGATATTCTACTTCAAAGTCAGGGTCAAATAAATATTGAGGAATCATAACAGCAGCTTTCATTAAATCGGTAACACTTTGCATAGCAGCAATAGGATTACGAAGATTAGTTCTATATTCACTAATTATACCAGCAGGACTATACGTAGTAGTTTCAGAATAAATTCTATCTGCAAGATACAAAAGAGACGCTTTAAATCTATCGTCATTAATATCGTCATCATCACTAAGACCATATAAAGCAAATACAACAAGACAAGCACTCAAAACACCAGCTACTTCAGCAATATTACGTCTTATATTTGCACGTTCCCAATTAGAAAGATTATTCCAATTAAATTGAATATTAACAAAACTATTAATAGCAGACTCTATTGCAACTTGAACAGAAGCAAGAGCCATATTAGTACCATTTTCTTGTTTATTATTTCTACGAGTTTTAAAATTAGTAAATTCAGTACCAAGAAAATCAATAAGAGTTTGATAAGTACCACGTTCTTTAGAACCTCTAAACTCAGAATAATAACCTTTTCTTCTCCAACGTTTCCAAATACCGGTAGGAAGATGTTTATGATATTGCATAACAAGACTTCCCCACCATTTAGATTCAATAAGAGCAGCACCATCTTTATCATAAACACCATGAATCTTTTTATTCACAGCTTTAACTTTCTCACGGAACTCAGCAATAAGAGTTTCAAGTTTAGCTTGTGGGTCTTTAACTTTTCCTTTTATCTTTTCATACGCTTCATTTTTAATAATAGCTTCTCCATTATTAAAAGTATAAAGATTTTCAACAGTAGGATTAGCATTAAACTCTTCTTTAGCAGTTTTCATAAGTTCTTCTCTCTTCTTATGATATTCATTAGCAATCTTTTTATAAAGAGAATTTATATTTGGGTCTGTATGGTCACGAAGACTATAAAGGAAATTACGATTTAAATCTTTACGTCCCATACTAAGTTCAAGACGAACTTCAATATTATATTCTCCAATACTCTTTCTATAAAGTTCATAATTAGTAAGTAGTTCACTATGTTTAGCAAGAACATCTCTCATCGCTCTATCTTCAACATCCCAAGTATAATCTTTGAAATCTCCAATACGAACATTACCGCGACTATCAGTATAAAGTCTATTGCTTGCCAACATTGCTAATAACACAGAGTTCTGCATGAAGTGTTCACCACTCGATTGAAATGTGTACATAAAGTTACGAACTTTACGCATACGAGCATCAAGATTATCAGAAGTAGCACCAAATTGAAGTACTTGGTCAAAATCAATAACTTTAAATTGTTTACAAAGAGCAACTATAAGATTAGGAGATTTATCAGTAAATGCAGAAGCAATAAACGAATGAGCTTTAGTAAGATATTTTCGTTCAGCATTAGCAAATTCTTTAAATCCGAAATATTCATTAGCAAACTCTTCCATACCTATATTAACTTTACCGGTAGCAACATTAGCAATACCACCATAAAAATTAAATATCATAAACTTAGCAGAAGTAAGATTTTGCATAAAATTAGCAACAGTACGAAGAGCACCTGCATCATGATATTGACTATAAAGAAGTCTACGAGCAAGATTATGAACTAAAGCACGAGTATTATTTTGTTGTACTCTACGATATTGAGCATCGTCTCGAGTAGAAGTATCATAATCTCTAACAAGTTTTTTATTCCACATACCTTTAATCATATACGCATTATTAACAGCAAGGTCTTCAAGTAACAAATAAAGATATGGTTTAGCAGCTTGACGAGAATTAAATATAGTAGCATTATAAACAAAGTCTTCCATAACTTTACGGAAATCTTTATTTACTATCTTATTATCAATCTTACGATTACTTTCAGCAATTTTACGATTTTCTTCACGAACTTCTTCAAGAGCTTTTCTATAATCATCATCGTTTTCGTAATCAATGCGATTAGGAAGTTTCTTATATTCTTTAGAACCTTTATCTTTAAGAAGTTGAAGCATATTCATTTCAGCATCTCTATCATGAGAATAATCAACAGTCTCATGGAAACTATCAGAATCAGCATTACTATGCCAACTTGCACCAAATAAAGCAGCAATTTGTCCCAAAGCCCATCTTCCATTAACTTGAGTTTCACGTTCACGAGGAAGATAACCTTGACCAATAAAACGTTTGCCTTGATAAGTAGTGGCATATTTATTCATAGTTCTTTGAATAAGGTCATACATAGCTTGTTCTTTCTTATTACGTTTAATAGCAGAATCATATCTACTATCACCACGTTTATAATTAGAACCAAACTCTTTATAATTAGGATTGATATATTCATCTTTAACAGAACGTTCCATATTATCAAAACTTGGAACATATTCAATAGATTTAGCAAGTTCGCTATTAGGTTTAGCTTGCATACGAGTCCAAATTTTAAGAGGCTCATATCTATGAGTAAATGGATTATAAACATGATTAGCTTCAAACCATTCGTCATAACGACCTTCAGCATTTGCTTTATTTAAAGCTTCATAATAATATTCGGTAGGAACAAATTCAATATTATCTTGAATAAAATAGAAAGCATCAGTACGTTCTTTGTCAATAACATTATCAAATGGAACTTTATATCCATATAAGAATAAGTTAGGACGTACTTTACCGTCAGTACCAAGATGAGTAACTATTCTAAGGAATTGTTTACCTTGTTTAGTATTCTTAAGATTAAGATTATAATAATTCATTGCAGTATTATAAGCATCTTCGTTAACTTCCCAAGTATAATGAACACCTACTTTATCACTATTATCTACACCTCTATCATAAAGATGTTCATATAATCTTGCAAGTTCTTCACGTTCAGCATCAGTAATATATTCATTATTGAATAAAGTAACCATATCAATTTTACCTGTATCATGATTTGTAGCTTTACTAATAATTTGATTTATACGACCAATAGTATAAGCCTTATCAGGGTCTTGTTTATATTTAATAGCTTTCTTTTTTCTAAAACGAAGAGGAACATTTTTAGGAACATCTTTAATAAGAATCATTTCACCATCGCCATTAGTATATTTGATAGACAGTTCACTTTCCTCTTCTTCTTTCAGCAAAGCAATTTGCTCATCAGTAAGAGCCATAGGATTAATAGTTCCACTATCATCAATAGCACCTTCCACATTTTTAAGTCTGAGTCTTGTCTTAGAAGATATAGCAGTAGTTCTATCAATAAGAGTTTTAAAGGCAGCAGCTATTTTATCAGATGCTTCTTTAGTAAATCCTAATCTACCATTATTTTTAATCCATTCATACGCTTCACGATATTCAGCATTTTCAAGTTTGGTATCAAGACTTTTTTCACTATGTTTATTATCGTAAGATTTAATGAAACTATTATAACGTTGATAAGTTTCTTGGAAACCATCATATTCTTGGTTATTAAAATATTTTTCATTAATCTCACGACGTTTAGTAAGAAAATTATTAATAGCTTCAGCTTCTTTCTTTAAATGAATAGGCTTTTCTGCACCAGCTGCATTAGTAATAGCTTTAAGAGCACTCATACGTGCTTTTATATTTTCTATTCTATTAGCAGTTTCTTCATCAGTAGAACTAATAGCATTATTAGTTTCGTAAAGTTGAGCAGATAACATTCTATATTCAATATAAGAACGTCCTCCTTGTTCAAGAGCAATTTGTCTATTCTCTAAATCTTCTTTATAATAATCAGCAATAATAGGCTGTTCAGTATGTTCATACATAAACTTATCACGAGCATATTGTTTACGAAGATAATCTCCAAATGCTTCAATACTATCAAATCTATGATTCTTAGCCTCATGATATTCATTAAGAACCTTATTACGTTCCTCGATATATTTTTCATTATAATCTTGATGAAGTCTAAATGAATCAAAATCAATAACTTTATTCATATCGAGAGAATCAAGCATAGAATCTATTTTATCAAGTTCTTCTTGCCATTCTTTAATATTCTTCTTAGTTTCAAACATTTCAGCACGGCTAAACATAGCATAAACTTGTTTAAGAATAACTTGAACTTCAGTATTATTAATTTCAGTAGGGTCTGAAATAAGTTTAACGGCAGTATCAATATCTCCAAATTGGTCACGAATATTCATAAGACCTTCCATAATCATGGGATTAGTAGAATAACGTTTAAAATAAATATTAATAAGATTATTCATAGCCATACGAACTTTAGTATTAGCTCTAAGACTATTTATACTTCTTCTAATACTTTCAATAGCATCTTTAGTTTCTTTATCTTCAGCAGCAATATCAAGACTAAATATCATATCAACACGATTGCCAAAAGTAACAGCATCAAGAATAATTTTAGCAACTTCTGGGAAATATTCAGGATTTTTCGCAAGAGCATTATAAAGTTCCTCCCCACCCATATCATAATTTTCTCCAAGAAGTTCAAAACTATTAATTTTATTAATAAGAGCATTTGCAGCAGATTGATAATATCTTGCAGCAGCAGTATAAATATTTCCTCTATTTTCAACAAGACTATTACGAAAGTTTTTATTAACTCCTCTACGTTCTATATTACGAATAAAAGTAGTGGCAATATCACTATCATTTTTACGAGCATCAAAAGTAATCTGTTTAATAATAGCAGCAGACACATTATCAATGTCTATCCCTCTACGGGCGGAGTTGCCGATAGCATCAGCTCTATTTATTATATCTTCTGTATTATCATCAACCATTATAGTCTCTGCATTTCTAATAGTTTCTTTTTGTTCTTCATCAGTCTTTTGAACAGGAGAAATTCTATATATATTAGAACTTAATGGAGATGTAACAGTATCTTTAAATTGTTTAATAATATAATTATATTCATCTTTACCTTTATCAGTTTCTATTTTAGTCTTACCATCAATAACTGATTTAAGTTGTCCACGAATTTCACTCTTTTTAGGAAGATGAGCAATAGTAAATTCCATAGAATTATTATTTTCATCAAATATACGTTGAATAGTAGATTTACCTTCTGGTATATATTGAGAAATAAGATTATTGTTATTAAGTATATACATAGCATTATAATTACCAGCAAGAACTCGTGGAATCATTCTATTAGCAATAGGATTAGTAAGCATTCGAGCACCACCTTTAAGAAATTCATCAGAACTATTAGTCATAGCTTGAAGAGCCATAGGATTTTCCATAACTTCTTCTATCTTGCCCGTAGAGGGACGATATGTACCAATCTTTTGCTTTGTGGCTATAACTGTACGATTAGCATCAGCTACAACAGTTTTACTACCAGCAGTTCTACGAGCTTCAGTAGCAACTTCAATTTCATTACATTTATCTATATAATAATCTTGAGTATTAAAACGATTAAATCGTTCATTATAAGAAATATCATAAGTTTCATATTTTTCAAGAAGATTAAGAGGAATAAGATAATAATCTTTATAATCTGTTTTCTCATTGTTTGGGTTAATAGGATTACCACCTACAACAAGATAGAGAATATTATCACGACCACCATTTTTAATAGGAAAGTCTACTTTTATATATCCATTAACTTTATTTTTAACTCTTAACTTATCAATAAGAGCTTGAGTCATTGGATTTTGAGAAGTATTATCAAGAACAACAAGACCATCTGTACGAGTAGCAGATATAAAAGCTTGAGCAGGACTTGGAACCATTCTATCATTACCTTCATTATCAGTTCTGAAACGAAGATTACCAAGACGAACTGTTTTAACTATTTCAGGATGACTACGAACAAATAAATCAATATAACTTTCATCCATTTGTTCACCAGGCAAATCTCTTAATTTGCGAACAACACCATTATTTTCAGCATGGTCAAGGTCAATATTATTAATAATATCCATACCACCTTGATTAATATCTGTATAAAGAGTATCATTAGGAACAATTTTAGTAATATAACCACTACGAAAATTAAATCCTTCAGCTATAAAAGCATATTTAATCAAATCAACACAAGCGAGTTTAATCAAAGGATTATGATTACTAAAACTATTACGGAAGAACTGGAATAAATCTTCAATACTATCTACTTGGTCATCATAAGAAAGATATTGACGACTTAGACCTTTGTTCTTAACATCAGTATTATTAAGAAGACTAATCTTAATATAATTAAATATACCTTGATTATCAGGAAAATTTCTTTGCATAAAGAGAACTTTCTGAGCAGGGGTAAGTTTAACATATTCGGCAAGTTCAGGAGTAGTAGGCTTATTAATATCAGCAACAGTAAAATTACCTTCATCAACAACACCATATCCAACAATACGGGAGCGCTCATCATTCCAGTAAGTATTAGCTGTTTTTAGCTCTGTTTCAGCTTTTTTTGTTTTGTCGATAAATGGTATTATCCTACCCCGTTCGTCCACCATAAGAGGCATTAATAGCTTGCCAATGCTATTATATAAGTATGTCATTCCATATCGCCGCCACTCTTTATACTCCTGCTCATTAAATTTATGACCAATAACACGTTGAGCATGATTTTCAGCTTCAATGAAATCATCATTCTCAGTAACAAATACTTGAGCACCAACTTGAATACTCGGAAGAGTAGAATAAGCATAAGCAGCAGCAATAGGTTTATTAACTGAAGCATTAACATCTATATTGCCATTTTTATCTAATGGGAATATAGCATCAGCCCAATTTTTATTTCCTACTTTAAATACAGGATTAGTACGATATTCATTAATAGAATTACGAATACGACGTGTTTCACGATTACTAGGTTTAGCTCCTATTTTATCAACAGCACTAAATTGAATAATATTATTAATATGCTGAGCAGTAGTTTGCATTTGCCTAAACATAATAAGCATACTAAAATCAACAGCAGCTTCATTATAAGCAGTAGCATCAGACTTGTCTATTCTATTACGTCTATTCTTAGCAGCAGTTTTAATACGTTGGAAAATATAATCTTTACGAAGAGGAAATTTAATATTCATAATATCTTTATTTTCCATAGTACTAATATCTATACCAAATATATTATTAAATGCAGTAACAAAATTAACATCTTCTTTAAGAGCTTTTATACTTCGTCCAAGAGAAGTATGTTTATCAATAGGAACAGAACCTTTGTTCTTTTTATTACTTTGATAACCAAGACCTAAGTCAGAAGCTATATCAGCAACAGTCATATCAACAGGATTAGAACTATCTCCAAAGAATACAGAGTTAGTAAGATTATAATTAGCAACAAGACGACTAATAATAGGTTGACGCATAAATCCAACACTAAATTCATGGTCAAGACCTATACAAGTAATAAGTTTGTATATATCAAAAGTATAAGCATTAACATTAGGAATACTACCACGTTTTACAGCATCAAGGTGATGTGCAGTAGTTTCAGCAGTATAAGTAGTAACATAATTGCCTGTAATATTCTTATTATTATTAGACCAACCAAACTTATTAAACTTAACAATAATTTGTTTAGAACTTTGTTCTCCTATTGTAGGAGTTTCTCCAAGTTCATCAATTAAAATACGACGAGTAGAAATATTCTTAGTATTATTATTTATAGGAGTAAATTCTATTTGATACGCAGTACCTTTTTCAATTTCAGGTTTAACTTTTCTATTAAAATGTTCAATAGACCAACCTTCTTTTTTACTCCAATCTTCAGCAGAAGTATTTTTTGGAAGTTTATTAAGAGGTTTAGTAACTCTAACTAATACAGTCCTTCCAGTTCCATCATGAAATTTAATAATATCTCCAATTTTAGCTTGAGACCAATAATTAATATTATTATCTTTTGAATAACAAGTAGTAGCTGTACGTTCTCCGTTTATAATAGCATCTAAAGTATTAGTAGAAATAATATCGGAACGTTTTTCATCTTTATACCAATCATTCATTTGACCAGTAAAATCTGATTTTATAGCAACATTTGATTTATTTATTATTTTATCATTATCGCTATAATCTTTCATATCTTCTTTATAAGCAGCTTTAATATCAGCCTCATCATAAGTAATAGCACTATCTTTAGCAGATACTCCATCGAGATTAAGTACAGCATATACAGCTGCCTCATCAGACAAATATCCATGAGCACGATTACTTTTAGATGCCATAATATCCCAATTCACAGAACGAGCTTTAAGACCTGCTCCTCCCATAGCATCATCGAAATAATCAAGCTGGGTAAGAGGATTATAAGGACTAATAAGTTTGGAAGTAGTACCTGATATTTTATTAACTACATCATTAGCACTATGGTCTTCGCCAGCAATATCTTCAAATTGAGAACGCCCGTATTGTTCTTCACGAGAAGAAGCATCGTTCATAATCTTTATCATTCTATCAAGAATGTAATTATTACGAGCACGACGACCAAGACGTTCAACAAAAGGAAGAGCTTTAAACTCTTCAAAAGACATAATACCTACTTTACCAGCTTCAGTTTCAACATTATTAATCCAAGCATTAATATTATCTTCAATAGCTTGTTTTATAGCATCAGTTTTTTCTGCAAAATAATCTTCTTTATTAAAAGTATAAAGACCACGTTGAGCATTAATAATATTAAGAAAAGTAGTTTGTTGGTCAAGATAATCTTGTACAGCTTGTACTTCCTCTACGGGCAAGCTATGTTTGCTAAGATATTCAGTAAGTCTTTCATTAATAGTAGGATAAGCATCAGTCAAATCAACTATAGTTCCACTTTCTTTAGCTCGTTTCTTAGCAGTAGCGTTTATATCTTTAATAATACCACGTGCCCAACCGGGAAGACGCTTTTTATAAATTTCATTACGAGTAGCATCTTCTTTCTTATAAAGATTATCAAATTCAGTACGTTTATCATTAGCTTCTCGTTGTTCACCACGAAGACGTGCTTTAATTTCTTTAACAACGCTATCAATTTCTTCTCCTAAATCATTACGTTTAAGTTTATTATCAAGACGTTGATTAACATAATTAACGTAAAGCATACGGTCATCGGTAGTATCTTCTTCATAAGGAATTTTATGAACAGTATATTTACCGTCCTTACCTTTCTTACGATAAAGTTCCCAAGCAATACCATAAATGCTATCGACGTCAAAGTCAGAACCGGTTTGAGTTACCCAAGCATCTGGAACTACAATAGTAGAACCGAGTGCTTCATTAGTAAATCCTACTACTTTAAGAACACTAATAGACTGTTTACCTTCAGTAGGAATACGATAACCAAGATGTATGTCAAGACCAGCTTCTTCTATTTGTTTAAGAATAGCTTCATTTTCCTCAACTGTTTTACCTTTAGGAATAAGATTACTCCAACGAGGAAGATAAATCTCCATAACACCTGTTTCAGGATTAAAATTAAGTTTCTTGCTGTAACCAATACCAGTAATCTGAGCAGCATGCCAACCGGGAAGAGTTTGACGAGTAATAGCTCTATTAAACAAAGCTTGACCAACACTTTCAAGTTTCTGTTGAACATTGTTCATAGCATTAGGCATGACAGGTTTACCAAACTCATCAGGAATAAGATATTCCATAAAGTTACTATCCATGCCTAATCTAACAGCTTCTTGACGAGCACGAGCGTAATAATCAGTAAGATTAAGAGTTTCTCTATTACTTTTTATAGTTTCTGCATTAAGAGGATTACCATCGGCATCGGTAGTAGCATATTTGTTATTAACTATCTTACCACTCTTATCAAATTCCCATCCCATAGCTTCAAGAAAACTAAGGAAGTCTTCACGAATATTAGCAGTATATGCTTCTTGATATTCATCAGCCCAATCTTGTACTTGTTTAGGAGCAGTAGTAACATTATCGACAATCTTTTTACTAATCTGAGAACCAAGTTTATTTTCCTCATTAAGCATGTGTTGAGGAACGTCTTGTTGCTTATACAGATACTTATACTTATAAACCTGTATATAAGAATCAGAAAATTTAGACTCAAAATCTTTATCAAATTCTCCAGTTTGTTCATCCCAAATAGTAAAGATATTTTTCTTAGCAGCTTTATCAGTTTCAGCAGTATTAAGCTGACCAATATCATTAGCACGCATCCAATCATAAACTTTCTTTAATTGACTATCAGCAGGTAAAAGTTTAGGAATAAGGACAAATTCAGCATTTTTAATTTGACGAGGAATAAACTGATTAGTTTCAGCATCAAAAATTTTATCAAAATAGAAGTTCTTTTGAACTTGAATACGAGCATTAATAGCATCAAGGTCAAGTTCTTCAGCAGAAACATTAGGGTCAAGAATTTGGGCAATTAAATCTTGATATTCATCAAGAGTACCTTCAGCTTCTTTACGACGAATAAATTCCCCAAAAGTAATAAATGATTGAGCATCATTAGCAGTAGTATTTTCCCAATAACCTTGAGCAATTTTAACAGAACGATTATGAGCACGTTCTCTATTCATACCTTGCTTAATAAATTCTTTTTCAAGAAATTTCTGAAGTTTATCAGCTTCATCGGCAGGTTTAATAGTATTATATATAGTAACAGCTCTCCATCCTGTACGAGCAATCATAGTTCCTTTTGGATTGACTACTTTACCATTATAAGTAGGAACTTCATAAGCAGAAGCTACACCGTTCTTAGTTTGTTTAATATTAATAACAGCAGGAGAACCATTCCAAATAATATCAGTAATTTCATTCATGCTATCAGTAGCACTACAATTCCCATAAGATTCACCTCCAGCCTGAGTTTCTTTTGTACGTTTGAGAAAGTCACGAGCATTATTATAATACTTAAAATCTCCTTCAAACATATCATCATAGTTCATATTCATAACAGCACTATTAAGTAAAAAACTATTAATAGACTGTTCGGTATAAGGAACTTTCTGTTCTTTAAGAGCTTCGATATAATCAGCTATTTCAGTACGAGAATCTTCAAGGAAAGCAGTAGTCCATTTACTAACCATCCCTTTAATATAAATTCTTTGTGCAGCAGAAAGATTAAGTCTAATTTTATTTCCATCTACTACAAGAAAACTATTATCTCTATTAAGATAATCTTCATTAAGCTGAAGTTTACCACCAGCAGTTTCAGTAAATAAAGCCGGCATACCTTCATGACCTCCCCCGTAGAGAGATAGTGCATTTTCTATCTCTTTGCCAAAGCTATAACTTGTAGTATCAAATAGACGATTAAACTTAAACATATTACCAACAAGTCTACCGTTTTTAACAATAGCTTCGGTAAAATCAGTACCGCCTTTCTTTCTTATTTTAGAAGCAGCTTTTTCATCAAAATAAGCACGACCTACAAGTCCATTTACAGAAGTCTTAGTAACAAAATGACCGTTTTCATTAGTAAACAGATTATTAATAGCTTGAACAAACATATTCATTTCATCTAAGAAATGATTAAAGAAAGCAAGTTCAGCTTGTGCTCTATTATATTTAGGAGCACGAATCATAAATATTTTAGGAGCATCAGAACCAATACGCATAGGATAAACAGCACTATCAAGATTACCAATCTTTTTAATATTACCATTTTCAGTATGTTGAACTGTACTATTACTAAAAGCAATATATTGTGTAATAAAGAAATCAATCTTAGACATCTTATCATACACAGTTCCAACTCCAGAAGAAAAGTTTTTTACTCCATCAAACAAAGCATAACTAAGAATATTCTTAGCATAACTATATCCATCTTTAGGGTCGCCATTAATAACAAAACCAGTAGGAGTCTTAGTAAACATACCCGGAGCAACAACTACTCCATTCTCGTCTTTAAGACCAAAGAAAATAGGATTATTAGAATATTGATTTTCTGTACCTTCTTTTGTACCTTGAATAAGATATTCCCCAAATGCTTTAAGACCAGTAGCAGAATCTTTCGGACTTTCAGCAAGAATCATATCAAAGAAACGAGTAACATAACAATTTTTAATAATATCAGAAGCAGTATTTCCTTCGGCGTTAGCGGTATTCATACGAGCACGTGACTCATTATATTTACTAATAATATTAGCAAATCTAATAATAGATTGATTTACAACAGGAGTAAGTTCATAAAGAGAAACATCAAATTCTTCTTTTTTAGGATATTGAGGATAATCTTCAGATGCAAGACCTTGTTCTTCAGCTATTAAATAATCAGTATTCCATTTAGCAAGATCATCAGTATATTCTCTATTTATTCTATCATAAGTATTATTAATGTTTCTTTTAATATTACCTACACCATTAATAATAGAAATCATATCTCGAATAATACTATTTATAACTTCTGTTTTATTAGGAAGTCTAAATATATTATCCAAATTAGTAACATCAAAATTAGGAAAATATTTAGAAATAATAGTTTGAAGTTCAGATTTAATAGAATCTATATCAGATTCTTTAACTCTTGAAAGTTTAGTAAGAGCAGAAACATCGTTAACATCGTAATTATTGTTATATGTGCTACGAAGTTTATTCATCATATCAAAAGCAAGTTTGACATTACCAAAGGCATTAGGATTGCTATAATCAAATATAATACCTTCAGTAGCTGTAACATCGTTAATAGTACACATTACTTTATTGACAAGAGGCTTAGCAAAATTAGCATAAACAAAATTAGCAAGATTTCTATCTTGTTTTAGCTTATTAATAAAAGAACCAAGACCATAGAGAGCTTTAACCGTTTTAGACTTTTCTTCCAATGAACGAATCATAGATTCAACATCAGAAAAATCTCCATGGGCAGCAATTTGAACAGTTAAATATTGAGAATCATAATAAGTATTAACTCCAAGTTCATTATTAGTATCAAATGCTTGTACATCATCTTTAGGATTAAAAGGACTATTAAGTTTTTCAATACGAGATAGCATAAACTTCATTTTTGTAGAAATAGCTTGGTTAAAGTTCTTATAAAGATTATCTTCCCAAGTTTTAGAAGTTTCGTCTACACTTTGATTATTGAATTGATTATCCTGTTCATCATTATTAGAATCTTCTTCTTCAATATATTCACTTATATCTCCAAGTTTAGAATACTCTTTAATAAGATTAGTCATCTTTTTAGTATTATATACTTCAAAGAAAAATTCTTCAGGATTACCAACAACCTGCATATACAGATTGACAAAATTACGATTTCTTATATTAAGAGCACCATCAACATTAGAAGAATAAAGGTCTATAAGATTAGCAGCCATAATTCTTCTATCTCTTTTATATTGAGCAAATGCTTTACGTTTACGTTGATTTTCAGTAGCTCTTTGAAGAAAATCTTTCTTTAACGCATCATATTGTTTCTTTTCTTCAACACTAAGACTACGACTTTTATAATCGTTAAGTCTATTTTGCATTTCATCAAGAATAGGATTTTCTACTTTAAGTTCAGCATCAAGAAAATCTATTCTATCTTTAATATCTTTATATTTACGAGCATATTCTTTAGCTTCATTAGAATATTTATCAGTAGCTAAAATATTTTCAGCAAAATCATCAGCTCGTTTAATGAATTGAGAACGAATAGTAGCATGAACTTCTTGTAGAATTTGTTCATTAGTTTTGCGAATAGCTTTAGGCTTATTAAGATTAGCTTGATATTTTTCAATAATCATATCAGCAACATAATCTTTCGCAACCTTTTTAGCAGTAGAACTATTAAAACCCATAAGCCTACCCATTGCTTTATTAGTCTTAGTATTATTCACAGAATGATAAGTCCTAAGATAATAAGCATTGAGTAGGCTACCGAGTTTATTCTGATTGATATTCACATAATCAGCTTCTGTAATATTATTAATATCAACAGTAACGCCCTTGAGAATATCAGTTTCAGTAAGATTTTCAGAAAGATATTTTTTAAAAGCATCATTTTGAAGTTGGGCAGCAAGAACATATGCTTTATTAACATCCCAACCAGTTACTCTACCAATGGTAGTACGAAGTTTGTTATTTTTATCAAAAGATAAATTTAAATCATTTACGGTACATTTCATAACTTTATTCGTATTATAAGATTCATCACTATAATGAATAATAGTTTGAACTTGTTATTTTAAAAAATTATTATAGATTGTGAAGCTATTTTCAGCTCCACAATCCATTTAGTATGCTGGACTAATTAATCCTATTGACAAGTATAATTAATTTCACTACTATCTAAAATCAGCTTAATATTAGCTTGATATTGTGTCGGGAATTGACTAATAAAGTCATTCATACTATTGACAACCTTAACTCCATAAGCATTATCAACAGCCCCATCAGCAATAGCAGGAGCATATATTTCAGTAGAACTATTAGCATTATCAGTAATTTCTTCTGTGACAGCATCTTTAGTAGTATCGCTAAAGTCAAAATCAAACTCATCCTCATCCTCTATTATATAACCGTCACTATCTAAACCTACATCTTCTGGAGAAGTAACGGTAGGAGTTTGTTGAATTGCATTATTAATATCAGAATCTTGAACTTTAGCTTCAGGAAGAGCATCAATGGTATCACCATAATCTTGTTCTTCAACAGGAATAATTACATTAGGATTATTATAATTATCGGAAAGAGTAGGAGCAGTATAATCTATGAGAGCATCTTGAATATTTTCATAAGTTTTACCACCATCTCTACTAATTTGAAGTTGCGAAGAATCATTAGGATTAGTTCTATATTTAATAGTATCATTAGGTTCTGGATAATCTACATTAAATTTAATAAGACTTTCGGTATGAACTTTACCTTTTAATTCAGGATAATTTTCTTCAATAAGTTGACGATAAATATTAACTTGTTGCTTATAACCATGAAGAGTTTCAGCACTAATATTTCCATCACCGTTTCCTATACGTTTAGTTTTAAAGTCATAAATATAAATATCTCCAGTATCAGTATAAACTATCATATCCATAGTACCAGCAATAGTCTTAACTTCTCCATTAACAGTTATCGTACCTCCAATAGGAAATTCTTGTGTAATAACTTTATATTTACCTTTACCAAATTTATTATCAAGATGAGCTTCAATTTTGCTCATATCAGCAATAAGGTCTTCACGCTGACTTTCACTAACATTAGGTATATGCATATCATCAGTTACAACACCGTTATTATCAAAATAACTACGAGCAGTGGCATCAGCAGTATTGCCTAAAGTAGAAGCAGGAATTCCCCATTTACCAACATCTTGTTTACCATGAATCTTTTGAGTAACGCTATAATCAATAGGTTCACCGTCAAGAAGATAAGTATGGTCTTCAGCGAAGTTAGGACTACGTTCAATACGTGCTTCAAAATCGGCACGAATAGTATCAATTTTAGTTTTAGTTCTATTAAGAACTTCTGTATTAACTCCAGAATCAGCAGGAGATTTAGGTTTACTTGTTCCCTCTACGGGGGAGGTTTTACGAGCAGTATTGGCTGCGTTTGCAGTACTGGCAATAGTGGTAGGACTAATATCTTTACTAAGTATTACATATTCTCGTGCTAATATACTATTATTTTTTATATTTCTATCTTTAATACCTAATAAATCTAATAGAATATCCATAATCTTTTGTAGTATGGACTTCTTACTTTGATTAATACCTTGGATATCAGCTCCATCAATATATTCAGTATTATTAAGCCATTCAGTAAGAGGAGCTTGTGTAAGACATTCAACAAGAAACTCTTCCATACGAGTTTGTTGGTCTTTAGGAGTTTGAGTTTTATCAAGAACATTAATAAATTGATTATAAAGATTGTCACTAATATTTCCATTAGCATGTTCTTCTTCTATTTTAGCACGAACAAAATCATAAACAGTTTGTAATTCATCAGTAATACGTTGACGTTCAGCATTAGTAAATTTACTACTATTAAAATGTCTATGAAGATTTTCATGAAGTATAAGACGAACAGCATTTTTAGGATTACCATTCATTGCAATAGCTCCTTTAGGAGTAATATGAATAGTCTTATCTTTATCATCATAATACATAAAAGCATTACCTTTTTCAGGAGAAATAGTAATTCGTTTTGTGGTTATTTGAAGTCCATTATTAGTATCAAGAAGAATATCAATTTTATCTTGACTAACACCAGCAGCTTCAAGAATATCAGAAGTATCAGCTGTTTTACGTTTAGGATTAGCTTCACTTGTATAAAGCATATCACTAACAGCATGACTTTCAGTTTGAGGAATTTCTTTATCTTGTCTAATACTGGTATCTACAGTAATACGATTTTCATTCATATAACGAGTAACAAAACTACCATCTTCATTTTGATAAACATTTACTTGAAAACCGTTATTTTGAGTAACAAAATCAGCATAATTACTATATACAATTTTTTCTCCATTAAGATTAAGAGTAAATTTACCACTATTAGCATCCCAACTAAATATAGATGGAACACCACCAGAAGTAGTTCTCTTAGTAAAACCTAAAGCACTACGATTAAGTTTAACACTTTTAAATATATCATCAAGAGCATAATTAATCCATGCTCTAACATTATCAGCAGTCATGTTTTGACTACCGTTAGTACTATTAATATCTACATAATTTTTATTATTAGTAGTTGCATCATAATCTTTACCAAAAATACGAATCGCATGACCAGGATTTCCATTAGCATCATAAGAAAAGAAAGCTATAATAGGTTTACTCTTTTTTGTGAATTTATCATAATGCATAATATTAATAGTTTGTCCACTATTAGTAATACGAACAGTAATATCACCTTCAGAAAAATTATTACCAAGTCTAAACAATCCTTGATAACCACAAAGTTCAGTAAGAAGAGTTCCTATTCTTTCAAAGTTTACTTCATGACGAGCAGGGTCAGTCGCATCAAAAGTATTAGAAAGTTGTGCTAAAATAAGACGCCTAAGTTCATCTTTAACTTTAGCAGCAATAGGAGTATCTTTTAATTCATTAGTTTTTTTGAAGTAAGCTACTTGAGTCATATTTTTATCTTTATAAACAATATAACCCATACTATAATCTCCTATATTAGGGTCAGCTTCTCCATAATCAGTACCATCTTCACCAAGAAGTCTACCATTTTTAACATAAACAAGAGGAGTATAATTAGGATTTGGTTGACCATTTATAGTTTTACTAAAATCCATATTTAAATCTCCAATATTAGTCATCGGTTTTCCTTCAGGAAGAATATTAGGAATAGTATTATAACTTACATTTAGTCGTTTAATAACAGGAGTTTCATTTCCATTCTTAATAGCTTGTTGCATTTTATAAGTTTGCTCATAATTAGCATTAACTTCAGTTTTCCAAGCATTATAACGTTCATTAAGAGTTTTGCTATCAGTAGCAAAATCGTTATGATTAAAATTAGTAGGGTCATTTACATCATCTTCTCTACCAAAAAATAAAATAGAAGCAATCTTACTACTTATATCTCTGGCTCGAGCAATGTCATTATCTTTAATTCCAATATCAAATTTATATACATTTGTAGATAATGCTTGAACAATATAAGGATTGTTCATAATACGTTTTGCCATATCTTCGGTCATGGCTAATCCAAGTTCCTTACTGGCTTGTTCAATAGTAAGTTCTCCACGTTTACGTCTATCTATAATATCTCGAGTAGTAAGATAATAATCAGCAATATCTTTCCATAGTTGTTTAGCATTCGCATCATTTCTATTTATAATAGCTTCAAAAAGAAAATCACAATCAAGATGTATTTCGTTAGTACTATTTGTAATAACATTTGCAAATCCAGATTGATGACGAATTGGATATATTTCATTTCCGTCTTTACTTAATTTAACAGCTCTAAGAATACCTATTTTAACAGATTTAGTTTTATTACCTTTTTTATATTCAACAACTACATTAAGATTGGACATAACTTCTTTATGTTCCTCAAAACCATTAGGGTGTGTTTCTTTAACATTGGTATATTGAGGTTCTACATAAATACGAGTAGCAGTACCATTATGAGCAACTTCAAGTGCTTCTTTATATTCTTGAGAATCTCTTTTTCCCTGTCTTTGTCTAAGTTCAATAGGACTAATATGAAGTTTATCAACAGAATCTTTAAGTTGAGATTTTTTTTCTCTAAGTTGATTTATAAATTCAACAGCGGAAAGCATAAGTTTATTTACAGTATTAAAACCTGTAAATACATACTTACTTCCATTATGAGTAGCAATATATTGACTAAGATTGTTATAAATATACATAGCAGTCTTAATATCAATATCTTCATTATTAAGAATATAATCAAATAAAGATTCTATATTTATAACAATTTTTCCATCTCTAACAGCATCATTTTTAACTAACCGAGAATATTCAGTAAGAAACTCATCAACAGTTTCATTAAGAGCATCATTAAGTTCTTTATTAGTCATGAACTCGGTTTCAGCATGTTTTTGAGCAGCTTTTTTACTAAATCCAACAGCAAGTTGTTGAGCAAGTTTACCAAAAGCACTTTTAGCATTCATTGCCCCAAACAGATTGACTGTATTTTTAAATGCAGTAGCAGCAAGTCTACGAGAAAGATTTACATCAAAACCTTGTCTAATAAGATGATTAGCTATTTCATTAAGAAAAGCATCTCTTTTAGAAATATCGCCTTTAGCTAAAGCCTCTGTTATTTCATTAAGACGAGCTTCATTTTTAAACCCAATTTGCATAACATATTGACGAGCCTTAATTTCTCCTTTAAGAGATGGAGTATCATAAGATTCATCAAGAGGGTCGGCAGAAGTATCTATATCCATAGGATTTTTAAGATGGTCATCTCCTCCTCCTAAATCAATATCGGATTTAGCAGAAGTCGAAGGAGCTTGAGTAGGGGATTGAGTAGGAGCTTGTTGAGATTGAGGTTGTACAGGCTTAGAAGCAGGAGTAGAACTTGTAGGTTTAGCCATTCCTGATTGCTGCACTCCGCCCGTAGAGGGAGGATTATTTGTATCTGTTGCTTCTTGCTCTGAAGCAGGAGGTGTACCAACACCTTCTTTTTCAGCTTCTTCATTAGCTTTAGTAGTATTTTCTCTCTTATTTCGTTCAGTATTTATAATATCATCCATAGTCATATTAGTAGTAAACTGTCCTTTACCACCAAGATTTATGTCTGTAAATTCATCAGAAAGATAACGAAGATAATGAAGAGCTTCATCTACTTTTTTATTACCGGTATTTTCAGTATAAATAGATTTAATAGCATCATCTAAATTCTTAGCAGAAGAAAGATAGTTTTTAACTCTATCAAGATATTCGTCCCTACGGGCAAGCTCCATAGCATCCATAGAACGACTAAATTCATTATATAAATCTTCATATTCTTCTTGATTAGTAGGAATTTGTGCAGCAGTATAATTACGTTTAGTTTCAGTATCAATTTGTTGTTTTATTAATTCATTAATAGTATCAGGAGGAATTATACGAGATTCTTCTGAATCAAAAGTATTATAATATGCTTTTAATACTTTATCAAAAGAATCAACGGTTTCATCTGAAAATTCTTTACTCATAAAAGAATTAAATTCTTTCATGACACTATCAATAGCTCCCTTTTTAGTATTAGCAATAGCCCAATCATTCCAAACTTTAACAGCTTTATCTATTTCTTTTACTTTAGCATTATAAGCAGATTCAGTAATTTTATTATTTGCTTTATCTAAAGCAAGTTGTCTTTTTTGTTTTATAAGTTTTTCCATATTGCTGGCATAAACATTATATTTTCTTGCATCAGTAAAAGCAGCATAATCTTCTTGCCCATTATTATTTTCTGCAAGACGTAAATTTATATTAGCAAGTATATCATCATATTCTTGCATTTTTAATTTATTACGAGTAATATTTCTTGCAGCAGCAATAGTAATAAAAGGATTAGTAGTATCTGCTAAATTATTAACATCTCTAAGGGCATTCTCATATATATCTGATACAGCATCCATTCGTTTAACAACTTCTTGACTAAGAGCTTTATCTCCTCCATCAAGTTGTAATCCGTTATTAGCAATATATTGGTCAAATTCAGTACCGCCAAGTACTTCTTTCATCAGACCAAAAGTTCCATTATCAATGGATGTCATAGTAACATTATCGGCAAATTTAGCAATAGCTTTATCTCTTAGTAATTGTTTTTGGTTATCATCAATAGTTTCATGAACAAATTCTCCATTTTTAATAACTTCTTGTCCAGTATTAGGGTCTATTACAAAATTAAATGGATTTTCTCCATTTTCAATAGACTGCATATTAGAAAGATATTCATCTATATTTGCAGTAATATTATTAAGTTGTTCAATAGCAATATTATTATTACTACGTTTCCATTGTTCATATTGGTCAGCAGTCATATGCTTTTTATTCCAAGCTCCTTGAATAGCTTTATTAGCAGCTTGAACACCACGACCAACTTTATTAAATACTATACCACCAATAGCACCCCAAAATCCTTGTTCCCAAATACTTGGGTCAGAAAGATAACTTGTAAGAGAACGAGAAGTCATTTCTGGATTAAAATATTTTTCAGCGATTTCCATTCCTTTATCACTTTGAATACCTTGATAAATTTCTTCAAAACCTTCTCCAAGTTCAAGAGCTGCAAAACTATCTTTAGGATTCTTTAGAGCATATTTAACTCCTTCTTTAGTTCTATTCCAAATATTATCTTTTATAAGGTCTTCTCCGGTTTTACCAGCAAGAGTACGTTTAGCATTTTCAGCAGCTATACGTTCAGAAGCAGTAGTAGCTCTACGTCCTGTTCTTCCCCAAAGTTTGCCAAGAGCTTTAAATTGAGGAATATCCATAGCAAGCATAAAATAATCATTCCAAAAAGTAGTATTAGCTGATTTACGGGCAATCTCTTTAGCTATAGTATCTTTATCTTGACCTTCAAATTCAGGATTATTAGTAAGAAATTTAGTAAATTCTTCATCTGGCATATTATCAAGATTCTCTTTAGAATTAGTATAAACATCATCATAAATAGATTTAGCTTCCATATAGTTTTCACCAGTTCTACTAAGAAGAGCAGTACCAACAATAGAACTTCCCTCTCCAATAGTATGTTCTATACGATTAGCTTTATTTGCTATATTACGAAGTACACCAAACTCATTATTTATTTTACCAGATTTAGAAGCTCCAGCTATACCACGAGAAGCCCATCTTGTAAATTTACTTGCAGCTTTAGTAGCTCCGGTAGCTTTACCAAGTAAACTTAAACCTTTAGCCCAACCAGCAGCAGGAAGCATAAGAGACGCAGTAGTAGCAGCACTAACTAATCCATTCATCCACCATCCAAAATCAGTTAGATTAAAACTACCATTAGGGTCTTTTTGATAAATAGCAAAATCTTCTCTTAATTTATTATGAATATCTTCCATATATTTAGTATATGGATTTTTATCATATTGTTCACCAGTAAAAGCATTAATAATACCATCAGCTATATTACCAAATCCCTCAAGAGTTCCAATTATTACTTCTCCAACTCCAGCTTGAACTAAAGCATTTCCGACTTGTTCAAATGCAGATTGATTATTAGCACGTTCAAGATTTAATTCTTCTTCACTATTCCAAGGATTTTTATATACATCATATTCAGTATATTTATTATAATCTTCTTCGCTTCCAAGATTATATGTATTACGTGCCATACTTTGAGCAATATTTGTCAAAGCAACATCATTAGTGTCAGCACTATAAGCATTTAAAGGAGAGCTATTGCCCTCCTTATCTTTTACTATAAGTTTATTTAAATCCATAGTACAAACTTATTTTAAAATATTAAATAAACTATCATAATAATATTGAGCTAATTTAGGATTACCCATAGCATTTGCAATATTAGTAGCATATTTCGTAGCAATTTGTTCTGCATAAGTATGGTCTATATTATTTCCAGCAGCAAGAGCATTTATAACATAATTCCAACAAATATAACTATCTCGAAGATTAAGAGCTTCTTGATAATCAATAGAACCTTTATTATTTTTACCTTCCATAACATTAAATCCGTTTCCATTAGGAACAAGTTTAATAGAATTTTCAAGTCCAAATTTAGCAGAACTTGCAACAGTTAAAGGTCTATTTGCAGCAGCATAAGTATTTAAATCATTACGAGCCATAAAAGTACTATTATTATTCCAACTTGCATATAGTATATCATCTCCTGCGTCTGGAATAAATATAGTAGTAGGTTTTTTATTTTTATCGGTAGGGTCGATAACACTTACTTGAATACCCCATCTGCCAGTTTGAGGGTCTTGTACTGCAACAGGAACAGCATCATCATATTTATAATTTCTAAGATTAGCAGTAAGTTCTTTACGTTCATCAGTAGTAATAGGTACAAATGTGTCTCCATCTACTTTATAAGCTCCTGTCTGTACAAGACTTACATTACGTAAAAGACTTTCTACTTCTGTTTTAGCATCAGAAAGTTCTTGAGTATATTTACTTGCGTTTTCAGGATTGCTACGACGTTTAATAATAACATCTGCAACACGAGGAGTAGCTGCAGCAACAAAGTTATTACTAACTACAAGTCTTTCATTTTGATTAAGAGTATCAACATCTTTTTTAAGATTATTTACATAATTAATCATTCTATTATATGCAGTTCCTGCATTATTAGTCATATAACCAAAATAAGTATCTGAATTAGATGTTCTATATATAGGAGTTTCATTACCATTTGAATCAACTCTTACAATATTATCTCCAGCAGAAGAACTAAATTTATTCTTCATAGAGTTCCACATACCTCCAAAGAAATTATGTGTATTATCATAAGCATTTCTGGCAGCAGTTCCAAAACTATATAAAGCAGAAGATTGAGAAGCAGGAAGTTCTACATATCTTTTACCATTATTAGTTCCTTCTATAATACCAAGACTTTGAGCTTTATTTTTACCTCCTATTTGAGCATAAAATTCATCAATACCATCATCGTCTGAAAAATATTGTCTAATAGCTTTTCCGCCATCAAAAAAATGATTAATATGATTTTGCCAAATTTTACCATATTTGTTAGAATTATCAGTAACAGTAAGAGCCATTATATTATTATAAGTATCAAACTTTTCTCTTCCATCTTTATCTAATTTACCTCTAAGAGTATCAAGATATTCTTGATTTTCTCTTATATTATCAAGAGCATTAAGTACTTGAAGTTTTTGTGAAGCATCAAGATTTTTACTATTAGCTTGAGCAATAATTTGGTCATTACTCATTTTATCAAAATCTATATCACCGCCAAGTAAATTAGCGATAGTTTGTTTACCAGCAGTAACAGATGCTTGTGCATCAGCAGGCATAGTGTTTTTAATAATAAAAGGATTAGATTTACCGGTAGTAATATCTGTATTTCCTTTTGCAATATTGGGGGCATTATCAGTACTACCAGCACTAAGAGCTAATTGTGATTTAACTGCATCTCCATAAGAAGTAGTAGTAAAAAAATGATGATAAGAAGCAGTGTCAAAGAAAGGATTAGTTCTTTTTTCAAGATATTCTTCAGGAGTAAGTATTCTACCTTCTTTATTTACAATATCTGCATTATATCCATCTTTATTATATTTCCATTTAGCTATTTTATAATCTTGGTCAAGACTTTCTTTAGCACCTGGAGTAGATTGAATAGCAGCAGTAAGAGCTTGTCTAAGTTTATCTTTACTAAGAGTTTCCCATTTAGTTCCTACTTTCTTAAACATTTCTCCAGTAGCAGATTGAGTATAATCTGTAGTAGGACGTCCATTAGCATCAAGCCAATATACTCCTTCTCCACTTCCTTTATCAGCAGCAGCCCATTTTAAAGCAGTATTCATTAATTCGCTAAGAGGAATAGTATTAACAGGATTATCAGTAGGTTTCCATGTAGTACCTCCAATTATTTTTCCAGTTTTAGCATCAATAGTATCTTTATAATAATACGGATTATTTTCTTTATAATAGTTTTTATAATCTTCAGGTATATTCATCTTATCAACTTTAGCCTGAAAATCTTTATAATCTTTCTGAGCACGAAGTCTACCAATAGTTCCTTGGTCAGAGGCAATATTTCCAAATTGTGAAACAATATTATCTAAAGCCCCATAACTATTACCATAAATAGTATTTGCAGCAATAGTATCTTGAATTTCTGCAACCTTTTGTTGTTTCCAACCATCTTCTGCTTCATTCATATCAAGAGAAGCAATAGTAGTTTTAAGGTCAGAAGCAGTTTTAACTGCTTCTTGATGACCTTGTTCAAGAGTATCAAACGTCTTACCTAAAGTAGTTAAATCAACAGACGGTATATACTCACGAGCAATATATTGAAATGTATTCATGTTAGTAATAGTTTAATCTTTCTTTTTACGTTTAATTGGATAAGCTTTTCTATAAGCATCACGAACACGTTTATTAACAATGCCTTCTTTATAAAACAATTCAATAGGTAAATCAGGATTAGCAAGAGCCATAGTAGCAATAGTTTTATTTTCAGAACGACGTTTATCTATATTGGAAAGTACATTTTGAACTCCGGCATTAATAGTATTAATAAGTCCGACATCATTTTCAGCTTTCTTTTCAAGAACAGCTCTATTAAAAGCAGCTTTACTTTCAGCCCACTTATTATAATCTCTAATATTTTCAGCAGCAACAGCTTGTTGATTAAGTCTATCTTTATTAATCAATTCTGTTTCTTTATTTTCTTTATCTGCATACAATTCATTAGTATTTAAAGCACTTGCAAGACGAGCACGTTGTTTTCTTGCAAGAGCAACACGAGAACTTGCAGTATTAGTATCCACATCCCGTTCATAAGCTGCAAGACTTTCACGCATCTTATCAAGTTGAGGATTGATATTAATATGAGTTTTAAGTTTAGCAGCAGTTCTTGCAGCAGGAGCAGAACTATACTTGAGATTATTTAGCATTTTTCTATTAGCAGCATGAGAAATAAGCCCACCTATAATATTTGAAGTAAGACCAATAGCATCTTCAATTGTATTAGGGTTATTTTTTACATAATCTCTCGCAGAACTAACAGTACGTTTAAACCAATTAGGATTTTGACCAGTTTCTTTTTTATAAGCTTCTTCAAGTTCTTTAGGGTCAGTAATATGACGATTACGTTTTGCAAACGCTCTTGGAACAGGATTGGGAGTTTGTTCTCTTAAAGAAAAAGGAGAAACTTGTGGAGAAGCAAAATGTATTATATCTTCAGTATTTTCTTCTTTATCACCACCGGTACGATATTTACTTCTTTTAGCAGTTTTAGTAGGTTTAGTAGTTGTAGCCTTATGCACTCCGCCCGTAGAGGGAAATGGATATAATTTCGTTATTCCATTAATTGTAACACTATAAAGACCACCACGGGCAGCTTTCTTAGTACCATCATCATTAAGTTTATTACGTTTCTTAAAACGTTCTTGAGCATTAAACACTGTCTTAGGATTATCGCCATGCATTACACGTTGAGCAGGAGATTTACCATTAAGAAAAGGTTGAGCACTAAATACTTTAATTTCATTTTGACCGACGTGCATAACTTCACCGTCTTCAACTTCAAGACCAGTACGAGGATTCTTTCCTATATCGATACCACCGGTTTCATGTTTACGCCCAGACATATAATAGTAGTTACGTCCAAGAGGAACAGCAGTTCCGCCACGTACTACATTAGGTTTTCTAACTTTACTATTAGACATATATAATAGAAAAATATTAGTTATTATGACTTAATTCCAGCCTCATACAGACAAGATATATAAAATATGATGTAATTATAAGGCTCGAATATTTCAGTATATTGCAAAGCTAAAAACAGCTATTATTTATAAATTACGCCATTTGGACAAGCCTTGCGATATGCACGCTTAGAAGCCTCAATAGCAGCATTAATATCATTAACAAGTTTACGTTTAGCAGCAGCTTTAGCATTTTGTTGCCTTTGATATTCAGCATTACGTCTTCTACCTTCTGCCATTATATCTCCATAACGTTCACGAGCTTTTCTAACATTAGTAGAAATTCTTTCAAATATTCCACCTTCTTTTTTACGTTTACGACCACCACAACGCATAGCTTGTTGAATCCTATCTTGATACTGAGGTTGAGGAGCATTATTAGTATTAACTGCATTAATAGGATTACCATTTTCATCAGTTTGATAACTGTTTTGTGTTATACCAGTTTTAGGAGTCTGATAACTAAAACCTACAGCAGTCTTAACTTGTTTTTGTTGTGGAGTTTTAGTAAATATACTACTCATCATATTAGTGACACCACCAACAGCTTGACCTACACCAAACATAGCTTTTTTACGACGTCCACCACATTTATAAGTTCCACGCTGAGTTTTAGCATTATTAGCAGCTTGCGCTACTTGCTTATTACGTTCAATACTTGTAGTAGTTGAAACAGATGCAGCAGGATTATATTTATTACCTGAACTCATACTAAATCCATTACTAATAGCACCAGTAATACCATTAGTAATATCAGCAATCGTATTACCAAGATTGTCTCCGTTAAATTCAGTCTTAATAGACTTAAAATCATTTCTAATAGAATCACCAAAATTTGCTTTCTTTCTACCACCACAAGCAAACTTTTTAGCTACTTTAATACGGTCATTAGTTTTCACTTTACCTCCATTTTTAAGAGTAATTTTATCTTTATATTGATTAACATAATCTTGATTAGCATAAGTAGAACTCATAGAAGCAGCTTGTTGAAAACCTTCTTGCTTAGTCTGCTCAGCTTGAGCTTCTTTATATGCTTTTTCTTGTGCTTTACGTTGTTTGCGAGCACTAATTCCACTACCAATAGCACCTGCTATTCCACCAATAATAGCACCAAGAAAAGCTTTATTACGAACATCTTTACGTTTCATATTATAACTTATTTAGATAAACTATAATTAAATTCTTCAAATTCAATTTGAAAATAATCATCATTATTAAAAGTAAATTGAATAACAAAGAAATTACCAAAAAGTCTACTCATAGAAAAAGCATCTCCGTAATTTTTATAATTTTGAATATTATTACGAAGATAACTAAAGTTCCAATTACCAAATTCCCAATAAGGTTTTTTATAATTACCAAATATATTTTTAGCTTCTTCACTATCAATAGAGATGTCAATTACACCAGTATTAACTTGGTCATTATAAACTCTAAGATAATTCCCACTATAAGGAATAATTCTTCCCTCTACGGGGGAGGTAGTATAATCAAAATTAACAGGATTTGCAATTTTATTCAATTTATAACTAATATAATCAAGATATTTAATATCATTATATTGTTCATTAATTATAATACCGATATTAGATTCATAATAATATTCTTCTCCAGGATCATTTTTACTATTATCATAAATACCATAACTACTTCTATCTCTAACAAATTGATGAAGAGCACAATTAGCATGTTTATTAGTATCACATCGGAAATAAAGTCTTGACTTAGTATTATATGCTTCTTCAAAAGTATAAGTATGAAGACTAATAAAGTTTTTAGTATTATAATTATAACTTAGAACAATCTCTTTATCTGTATCATTAACAGTATAACACATCTTAATAAGAAGACGATTATTAAATTTATCATTAGCAAATCTAATATTATAAGGCTTATATGATTCAAGCCATTCAATAATATCTCCATCAATAGTGGCAAGTTGACCATTGTCAAATTGATAAAGTCTATGAGAATCATTATCATAGAATATATAACCAAATTGGTCTATAACAAATGATTTATCATCTTGTAGACCACCATAACCTAAATCAGAAGTAAATACTTCTTTATATGTAATTTCAAAAGCATCTGGTTGACTAAGCTGAATAGCTTTATCTTTTGTTTCAATAGTATTACTTGTATCGAATACAAATAGACTATGTTGCGTATGAACAAGAAGCATTGTTCCTATACCAACAAGATTAGTAATATTTCCTTTATTTTCAGCAATATTCTTATATCCTTCAATAGAAAAAGTTCTCCAACCATTATTACGAGATTCATCTTGAATAACATTACTACGACGGACAGTTTTATTATAATGGTTAACCGAAACTAAATCTTTTCTATAATTAGTATAAGTTTTAGGATTAAAATAATCAGAACTACTTTGACGATTTTCAAACAAATCAATACTATTAGCAGGAGTAACTATACACCCAGTAGCAAATTTATTATTTTCAGAATTACTTTCGTCATGTTTAACAAAGTAAACTATACCTTTAGGAACATTCTTAAAACTTTTACTTTCAGTAAATATATCGCTACATACGTTATATTGAACATAAGCAGCAAAAGGAACATCATTTTGATAAGTATGAGGAGTATCTTTATTAACTTCTGTTTTATAATATTTAGTATTATCTTTTACACGTCTTACTATATTATCACTTTCGTTAAAGCTAACTCCAGGGTTTTCATAAACAAGAACTCCTTCACCACTCCAATGACCATTAAGACCTCGTCTAATAGTATCGGTGTTATATTTAGCATTGCCTTCAGAAGTTTTATAATAAACATCACTAAGTCTAATAAGAGTTTTATTATTAGACATATAAATGTCACGAGTACAATTATATAAACTAACTTTATAAAGTCTAATATTATTACAATTAGTAGATGTAGGGCTATAAGAAGGAAATAAATTATAAGAATCTTCTATTTCAAGTGCAGTACCAAGACCTATTCGATTATCAGCAGCACTATCAGCAACAACTATTTTATAATTAGGGATAGCATATATAGCAGGAATAATATTAGTATCTTTTTCTACTTGAGGTTTATTAAAATCATGAGCAAAAGTATAAAAACCGCTTCTTTGAAAACTATCATATTCAGGTATGTCAACTTTATCCCAAACATTAACACCATGAATAAGCATCATATTATAGTCGAGTTTAATAGAATCAGAAATATCATAATCTCCACTATAAAAAAACATCTTAGAAGATTTAAAACAATTAGCAGTAAGTAGTTTAAAATTAGCAGAAGTTACATAATCTTGACTTCTAAAATCATTACGAGTAAGCATACCTGTAACACGACGAAGAGGTTCATATTTCTCATAAGAAATAAAGAAACCTTTATATTTAGTAGGAATTTGAATATTTTTAAAACTAGGATTAAATATAACATGATTAGTCATACTTGTTTCATTCATAGGAACTCTAAACAATCTATCCCCATTATTATTAATATATAATCCCCAAGTTGGAAAATTATAAGTAGAAGCTATTTGATACCATTTGGTATTAGCATATTTAGCATCAGCAAAAGAACTATAACATTTCTCAAATTCAGAAGATATGCCGTTAACAAGAGTATCAAGTTTAGGAGCATAACCACTTCCAGTAACACGTCTAAAAAATTTTATTCCTGTGATATTAAGTTTACCATTACTATCTGTAACAAAACTATCAATGGGAGCAGCAGCATAATAATCTTGTTCATTAACATTAAACGGAATAGGAACTATTTCTATTTGAGGGTCATCAGTAGTAGTCCATTTTACTCTATTATCAATTCTATATCCATTTGTAGCATGACCATACTCATCTACAAAATGAATAAAGAAATTATAAACTTCACCAGGAATAAGAGTGCTAAATTTCTTACGAGTATCAAATGCAATTTCAGTATTATAATAAATGGTACTACCATTAACAGCATAATCATTAGTATTTATAATTATAGTAGATTCGCTAACAGGACCATTTTGTTTTGTAGTAATTTTTACTTCACCAGTAAAAGTATATGTAGTATCAGTAATTTTATATATAGCAATATATGAAGGTAAAGAAGAATTATCAGCACCTATTTCAAAATCAGATGCTTTACCTGTAACAGTGTTAGTAGCATTTGAAACAATAATTTCTGTATCAGGAGTAACATTTAAAAAAGAACTAAAAGGTATTCTTGTTCGACTTTGAGAATCATATTGATTAACTCGAATATTATCTTTATTCATTAAAGGAAAATCATGAACAATACCTTTATCGTTAATAGTTGTTTGAGTTAAACTAACTTCAATATTATTAATTATTCCACTATTTATAATGTCATCATCATTAGCATTATTTTCTTCGTAATTAGAAATATAAAGTCTATTATGATAATTAATAACATTTTTGACATTGAAATAATTATAATTATCAATAATTAAATTTTCAGCACTATATTCAATAAGAGCTTTATTATTTAAAGTATATTTTTCAGAAGTAAGACCATTAGTCTTAGTAAAATTAATATCAGAAGTTCTAAATGCTTTAGTATAAGTCTTAGACGCACATATAATACCAATCTGATATTTATTATATTTATTATTAGTTACACTAAAATCAACTTTAAAAGTTTCTTTAGCTATATCAGAAGTATTACTAAAATAATCTGAACAACCAGCACAATAGCCATCATCTGGATAACGAGGAGCAGCTATTTCCCAAGCTCCATTAATTTCCATTTGGTGGTCACGATTATAACAATAACGTATAATCTGAAATTGTTCAATACTATCAATATAAATAGGATACCCAAAACTATACCATTGAGTATAATCAACAGAATTAATTTTATATCTTATAAATAAATAATACCAACCTTTATATGCACTACCAGCAACATAATTAAAATTACTAACTCTGGGAATATTTACTTCTGGATTTATGGCAAGTTTACTATCGTCAAGAGCTTCATCGTCATAAATAAGGTTATCATCAAAGTTTCCAATATTAATAGTACGAAGAGGAATTTTATCAGAAGTAGGAGCGTCATATTCAGCAATGGCAAGAATAAGACTACCTTCTACATTATAAGTAAAAGTACCCTTAATCTTGCCTCCATGATATGCTAACGCATTGCTTGTATTACCATATACACATTTAATATCTCCATTAAACTCGCCATCTTTTTCTCTATAACGAAAAATTTGTGCTTTATTTCCATTCTTAGAACCAACAGCGATAATAGCAAGTTCGTTATTACAAGGAATAATACTGATTATATTATAATTACCTCCATCTCCAGAATTAGTATAATAAACATTGAGATAATTTTTAATAATAGTATTAACTTTAATAGATTCCTCATTAGTAATACAGCTCTCATCATTACTTACTTTTACATTTTGAGCAGTAACAAGAGATAGATTTTCACTATCTTTTGGATGCTTATTAAGCAGAAGTTTAGGAACTATATTCATAATACATTATTCTCTTGTATCAAAAGTATTAATAAAGAAATTACTTCTAAATAATTCAGAAGCATCATCAATATCATCATTATTGATTACACTACGTTTTGCTTCTTCTTTAAGCTGCGTCCACATATAATAAGGATTAGTACCATATTGAGAAGCATTAAGATTAAACACCGGATGTTTATATCCACGACATAACATCTTATACATACAATAATAAGCAATAGCTTCTATAAGAAGACCATTATTAGGAATTACCGGAAGTTCACAACCAAATTTATCACTACAAGTAGTTTCAATAACATCTGTTTCTACATAAATATAATCAGTATCAAAATTAAATTCTATTTTATTATTATCGATAATAACATAATTATGTTCTTTAGGTTGACTTCCATACTTATAATGTTGAACATTATATCTATAAGGAAACTTGTCATTGACCGTTTCAGCAACTACATAATTGGCAGTTTCATTAGATTGATTTTCAATATAATTAATAGTATTTGGAGTAAGTTCAACATTAGAATCGCTCGTTCCACTAGCGAGCTTGCCCGTAGAGAGACAACCATCACAATTTTCGCTATCTCCAGCTTCTTTTATTTTACATCCATTACTATCATATATTTTAACTTCATCACTATTAATAGGACGATCAAGATACGCAATTCTATCGCTAACAGTTACTTTCTTTTTCTTCTTTTTAGTACGAAGAACATTCAACTGCGACATAGCATCAATACACCAAGCACCAACACGAGGAATCCAATCACTATTATCAGGATTGAAATCATTGTCAATCTTAGCTATTATGCGCTCAACGTTTGTACTTACATTGTTCTGCATTTCTAACAAAATTAAGATATTTAGTAGGGTCTTTATAAAGCATAATATTAAGTTTATACTTAATATCTACTTGAAGATTATAAATGTCCTCCTCATTTTTGCATAGCTCATCAGCCATTTGAGTATAAGACATCCCTCTATATTTCTGAGCAATATATTCAGTACGTTGATATTCAAGATTAGTAGTACTAAATATAGCAGATTTAATAATAGTAAATTCATACCAATCAGTATTCTCACGATATACTCTATAATCTACAGCATTATAAGGAATATGACGAGCCGCATACCAAGCAGCTTCTTTGTCATCATAAAGTTTTTTACCTTGAGCAAGAAGTTCTCTTTTCTTAGCATTAGTAGCAGCATAATCAATATGAAGTTTATTCTTCATACGATTAACATCAAGTTTCCAATGATTAATAATATAAGTTCCAATACCACTTCCAAACTTATATCCCATTCCTTGAAGCACACACTTGTGCACCTTATTATAATAAGAAGTAATATATTTACGATATTGACTAAACTTTATGTCTTTACGTTTATCAGCAAGTTCTATAAGTTTATGACAATGATGTTCAATACGTAAAAGATTACAATATTTAGTAACTTGAAGTAATACAATTTTATTAGGATGTTCATCTATATTTTGCAGTAATTTAATAACAACATTATAAAGATATTCAGAAGAATTGTATTCTTTATCTACTAATTCTTTTTTACAATTATCAAGATTAATATTAAAAACAGAAGAAAGAATATCTTTATTATCAATAATATATTTATAAACTTCTTCTCTTACTTTAATAGTAAGCTCAAGTTTTTCTTTATACTTTGCTATATCAGATTTAGCATCATGTATAAATTGAAGATAATAATCATTAATAGTAATATCTGGAAGCATAACTTAATATTAATGTACAAGATTTTCAGAAGGTATTTCATTAGTATCTCTAATAACTTCAGGATTCCAAGTTTCAAGAATAATCTTCTTAACAGCACTTATCATATCTTCCGGAAGAAGAAATTCATCATTGTCATCAATATTATCAATATTTACTTTTCCATTTACAGTTTCAGTAGGAATTAAATGAGGATATTCAAATACTGATTCGACAACAATAGCAGTAAGATTTGAAAATACACTATTCTCTGGAATATTAACATAGATATATTCATTAATATAATCATACGTTATGACAGGACACATACCAGGAAGACTATCATAATAACGAGCAGATGCTTCTTTAACAAAAGCAATCTCCATAGGTTTTTTAACTCCAATAGTACGAACAGAATGAAAAGGTAAACCATTAGCAAGACGAGTAGGACGAGGAACTTTATTTAATGTTCTTTTAATACGAGCAACATCAAGATTATCAGAACCATATAAATCTCCATCAGGAACATTAGTAAGAGTAAGTTTAAATCTTTGTTGTAGGACTTTATCAGTATAATTATGATTACCATAACTACGTCTTATAATTTCATTACGAGCATGAATTATACCAAGTTTAATAGCACGACGAACAGGTATGCTATCAGGTTGCTTCACAGAATGAGCAATTTCAGAAACAAGTTGTGCAATACTACTCATAGAAATAATACTTTTAACATTAAATATATAAATATTAGCATCTGCCACAAATATAAAATATTAATTTGAAATAGCAAGTCCTTATACAAAAAAAATTGTAGTAGCATATTCATCACGAATAACTACTACAATTTCAACATAGTCATTAACAATATATCTATAAACAATGGCATTTACATAAAAAGTATTTTGCTTTAGGATACATAAGCTGACCAATATCTCCAGCGAGATAAGCAGCTTCTTCTCCTGTTGGACTAATATCAAAGGCTTCTAATATATGATTAATAAGATGTTGTTTTTCATGATCATAACTATTCATAAATTGGGCAGGACTTGAAGTATCAGATATAATCATAACTGAACTTCTATATTTGTCATTAGAATAAGTAAAACCTGTATTTAATTTGTTAGAAGCCATATTATAATAAGCATCATTAAGATGATTATGAGGACAACCGATTGAGCGTAGTCTTTTAAGAATTTCATCAATATAATAATGATTTACATGATAATAAACATAAACTTCCCAATCGTATTTAGAAATAGTAAAATATTGTCTTAACATATTTCATACCAGTCAATAGGACTACCATTACCAATCATAGTAGCAACCCATCTACGGAAAGTAGTTTCATCACTGGCATCGACATCATCAACAGTATCCTTTACATATTTAGCAAGATGTTCTTCATCAGTTATAGAATTTCCAAGATAATCAGCCTTACACATAGTAGCAGCAAATACATAGTCATACATGACTTTATTCTTTAATTCAATATTATATTCTTCAAGAATAGCATCTACTTCATCTTTAGTATATGCTTTAACACGTTCTTCTATATTAGTACGTGGATTACGTTTCTTCATAAGTTTAGTAGCATAGTCATAAGCTTTTCTATTAAAATGCCAACCAAAATTACTAATATAACGTTTCATGCCATCGGGCATATCATCATAAATATCTAATGGTGTATGTTTCATATCTATAAAAACAATAAAAATAGGAGTATTTCTACTCCTACCTAAATTAATGAATCAATAACGACTATAACGTCCCATTCCACGCCGACGACCATATCGATTACCATATCGATTATCAAGACGACTGCCAGAATAAAGTTCATCATTGTCATCATCCATCTCATTTTCACGATTACCATAACGTTCATGATAGCTATCGCCACTTCTCATATCTTCAAGACATTCCATAGCTTTAGCGATACACTTAACTCCTCTACCCATATGTTCGAGTAAGTTGTCCATCTTGTCCTCAGAAATTTCTATCATATACATAAGTTATTTCTCCTTATTTAGCGTTAAGTACTTTAGCAAGCATAGCTTTAATATTATCATGTACAAATGTATAAATTTAAATCGAATTAGCAAGTAAATTAATATATTTTTATTCATCAATAGTAGTCCAATCAGAACTATTAAGTAAATTATTAAGAGCAAGAGTATTATAATTATAAGTAGGATAAGTCCATTGTATAGTACCATTATCGTTAGTAGAAAGAGTAGCAAGTCCTAATTGACTACGTTTATCAAGAAGAATTTGTTCATGAACAATAACTTCAGTAATATGAACACTATGCATTTCAGTTGCACCTACTACTGCATCTGGGTCATAATCAGAAATATATAGTTTATATTGTCCAATACCACTACCCCAATTCCAAGCAAAATTATAGCAAGTAGCATCATGCCCATTCCCACTTAAATCAATAAGTTTAGGATTAGCTTTCATAGTTTCATTAGTAGCACCTTGTTTCTTAATATCATACCATAAAATCATAGAATCTTCTATGGCTTTAACATCTATTCCTCTTCGTTTAAGAAAGGAATAGCGTTAGTATTAGCATTACCAGCCATAAAGCAAAGTATTTTCTGTAGCACCAGTAATAGCTTTCACTACAATAGGATTCCAACCAGGAACAAGCACAACAGATTGTGTTGAAGAATCATAACTACTTGTAACTGTAACAGTTATATTTTCATCAGTAATATTACACAGCACACATGCATTTGCAAACGTAGTATCCCCAGCAGGAACAGATTTATAACGAGTAGGATTAAGATAACCATACTTATTAGTAAGATTTTTAACAGATGTGTTAGTTGCATCAGTATTAGTTACTGTTGTAGCAGTATTAGTTTTAACGATTGCAATATCAGATTTAACAGTATCAAGATTACTATTAATAGTACTTACATTACCTTTAATGCTATTAAGATTAGAATTAGATGAAGTAATATCATTATGAAGAGTATCAAGTTTAGCAAGTGTAGTATTAATAGTATCAAGCTTAGTAGCTAATACTCCGATAGCATTTACAACACCATCTAATTTATCTTCAACTTCATCAGTATTAAGATTAACGCTTTCAGCAGAAATCTTAATATTAGAAACAGCAGTAATAATGTTATCTAATTTAGTAAGAACATCACTATTGCCAGATTGTTCTCCTCCTTGTTTTTCAAGTATCTTAATAAGATACTTGAATAATAGTTGCTAAATATGTATCTTGCATAACTTAATCCTCCTTTTGTTTATAACCAATGCCAAGTTTAATAGCAATAGGTCTTAATATCCAGGACCAAGCAATAGGAGTAGCAATAGCAGAATTTATAAGAACTATAGTTCTATCATATCCTACAACTACATAAACAACAGTAACAACAATTATAGATATAACAAGAAATAATCTCTTTTGCCAAACAGGTACAATTTTATCTCCATTAAGCACATCCATAATTTTAATAAGAATATAAGTAAGAAGATTAACAACAAACATATAAGCAAAATCAAAATTATTCATAATTTGATTTACAATAAAATCTATAATTTTTTCCATATAATTACCAATTTAATTTTTTCCAATTAGATTCAGTACCAAAAGATGAATCATCAATAAGAGAAGTATTATATATGTAAATATTAATAGTATCACCTTCAACATAAGTAACAATTAAACCTTTATGTCTATAATCAGATTTAATACCAAGCATTGTACTTCTGAAATCAACATCAAATTCAGCATAAATATGATTATTCATAATAAAATCATGTTTATGTTTATGTCCACCATTAGGAGCTATAAGTTGTTCACCATTCATATTATTATCATTATTTATAACATTAGTTCGAGTAGCTTGCCCGTAGAGGGAAAGCCTTGCAATAGAGGCTGAAATTAGCCTTTTCTTGCTTTAGTAATACTAACTATCAACTTATAATAGTCAATACTATCCAAAGCTAAAATCAGCTAATTCCAGCCATATTCTTTATCAATTAGAATCAGTTTCGATGGGTGGTTCGACCACATGTCCATAAAACTTAGTAGGAAAAGCAACAAGAAGAACTACTTCATAAGTCTTATCAACAACAAATATAGTACCATCAGCATAATGATTAACTGAGCCATATTCAGGGCATTCAGTTCCGATAGTAGGTAAAATATAATCATCAATATTATCTTCAGTTACTTCTGTAAGATTCTTATTTTCTTCAATATAATAGAACTTATCCCCATCATATACAAATATATGAGCAGTCTCAACATTATGACAATCATGATAATATTTTTCATCAGCATCTACAAGATAGAAATCATTATCATAATAAGCAAGTTGTTTAACTTTATCAAAAGTAATAACCTCAGTAGAAATAGAACTTGGAAGTTTAGAAAGACGAAGCATATTAACACATCTACGATGAGTATTTGCAATATCAGTCTTCTTAATCTTCACAATAAGTTTTACATCTTCAGGATAAGTAATCCATTCAGTTCCATTCCACCAATGAGTTTTACCAACAGTAGTATCGAAATACGGAGTACCCGTAGGTACATCCGTAGGACGATATTCAGTAGCACCAGCCATAATAAAGTTATTAACTTGTTTCCAGTACATATCCTTAATCCAATTATTATTTTCAGTAATAATAGCTTTATTACCATCAAAATATTCGGTAATAGCACTATCATTAAGATAATAAGTAATATATAAACCACGCTTACGTAATATTTCTGGAACAGAATTACGAGCAAAGGTTTTATCTGTAACATATCCTATATTGATATGATTAAATTGAGAAAGATAAACGTAAAGGTTTTCACCAGTTTCACGATTTAAAACATTCTCAATATAAGTAAGTGGATATATATTTCTATAATTTTCCATACATTAATAGTTATTATTGGTATTAGGAATAGCAGAATCTGAAACATTTTCTGTTCCCCAACCGAAATATACAAACATAATATATTGAGAAGAAGGAATCTTAGTAGCTTCAAAGTTACCATTAGCAGTAACAGCATCACCATTATTTAAGTTCCAATATTGTCTTTCAGAACCCTCATAATCTCCATTCAACTGAATATCATTTTCAGCAAACGCAGCTGTAATTTTACTAATAGTATTATTCTTAAATACATTATTAACAGTCTGTTTAACTCCATCTTGAGATTTAGTATATCTACACATACAGAATATCTTACGAATATCAAGACTATTCTTAAGACTATTAAATACAGCAAGATTAGTACCATTAGCAAAATCAAGACCTTGGAATGCACAAGTTAAATTAGTAATACCAGTAGCATAATCAAAGAACTCAAGAGGTATTTGGTAAATGACTCCATCTTTAACATAACTACTAAGACATCTACAATATCTAAACATATAGTTAATACTTGAAGTATTAGGAACAGGTTTCAACAAATAAGGAGGAATACGTCCATTAATACCAGCAGATTGATAATCCTCATCTGAATTAATAATACCTTGAGTTGGTAAATCAAGTCCACAATAATCAAATAGTCCTTGAATGTTAGCATTAGCATTACAATATCTAAGCAAATCCGGAGGACACATATAATGAATATTCTGAGTTTTATTAGCAATATCTCCTATTGTAGGAACACTAATGCTCGTATCTTCAAGATATTTATAAGAAGCATTTTGAGTAGTTGGGTCTCCATTATATCCCCAATAATCAATCTTCTCTTTAGTTTCAGTATTTTCAGTCCAAGTCTTAGAAGTTTTATTATATATCCATTTATAAGGAGCATAATCAGGATTATTTTCAGCAGTATCTTGATTTTCTGCATTTTCATAATAACTAAGATTAATACAACCAGAAAAAGCATAACTAATATCTGTAATACCAAGTTTAACAGGAACACTTGTTACTTGACTTTCTTGCAAGTCTTGTTCAAGGTCAAATTCTTCACCAGGTTTATCTGATTGATTAGAACCATAAACAGTTTTAGTGGCAGTACTACTTCCATGGAAGAAGAATTTATAAGGAATTTCTCCAGTAACTTTACTACGACTATTAATAGCCTTTTGTTGAGAATGTCTAAGGAAATTACCAACATTATTAAGATTAGGACAATTCTTAAATCCGTTAGAAGAAAGAGTCATAGAGAAATTAGCTTCTCTAAACAGACTATTAACATTTTCAAGTTTAGTATTATTTAAGAACATATTTCCTGGTATCTTAGGAGTAGAACTAAATGTTTTATCTTCACATCCATAAAATACATGAGAGAATACTTTAATATTAGGATTGTTAGCAACAATATCTTCTGGGAAAGTATCTTGATTAATATAATGTCTTGCGTTTTGGAATGAGAAAGCATTTATATTACCTTGTTGATTATCTCCTGGATTATAACCTACACCAACAAGAGCAGGGAATCCAGCAAACATATCACTGGTAATTGGGAAAGTAGCTTGAGTACCATAACTTGCATTAGTATTAGTAGCAAAACAATAATACAGATTTTGGAGCTTGGTACATCCAGCAAACATAATTTTAAGGTCAATAGTACCTGTACCAGCAGTAGTAGCACGAAACGCATTACTTATATCAACAATAGAAGTAGGAAATTGTAAAGTATCAAAATTAATATAGTCTAAAGCAAATGCATTACTAATAGATTTTAATGCAGTAAGATTTACAAAGAAATTAGTAAAATCTCCAAGAACTTTTATATTTGAAACGCTATATCCATATGTACTATAATTAGTATCTTCAGGATATAATTTGGTCATATTTTGAGATTGAAACAAACTAAGTTTATAATCACCATTAGTACGATGGAATAGATTCTTAGAGAAACTTATACTAACAGATATAAGTCGAACAAGAGAAGTAATATTAATCAAAGGACTAAATACTCCATTATCTTCATCGTTATCAATAGGATAATCTTCTTCTGGAGAAAGAATATAACAAATGCCTTCTCCTTTAAACGCTTCATAAATACTTGTACATCTATTCCATTTATAGAATGTAAATCTATTCATAATATTATTATCAGTAGTATTCCAACGGAACAGACAATATTCTCCACTTTTTTTATAAAGCTCATAGAATGTATCTTTAATACTAAAGTTAGATGTTACAGTAAGAGCAATAACAAACATCATGTAATAAACATCAAATTGAGTAACATGTGTACCATAGAACATATAGTTAAACGAAGTATTACCCATTTTAATATTAGTTACTTTCTTACCAGCAACATAACTTTGGTCCCAAGTAACAGAAGCATAAGGACGAGCACCACCAGCAGAACTAGGTTTATTATCAGCACTACCGCTAATAAGTTCCCACATAGTCTTTACACGATTATTTTCATCACGAGTATTTTTATTATTCCATTTAGTAGGTCCAAGACATTTATAATCATCGCCATGAATACTAAAATTAGAACAATTTCTAAACATACCTTCACCTAAAGTACCATTAGTAGGAGCAAGTATAAGATTACCATAAATACGTTCAAGAGCTTTACAGTTTTGATAATTAGTAGTAATACGAATAGGTTTAGCTTTATCATTAGCATATTGTATTTCTACAACTTTTTGATTACCAGCAACATTAATACCACTACCATGAGTAAATTTACTAAGGTCAAGTAAAGAAGTATCAACTCCATCTCCTTGTATATACTTAACAGATGTATTACTAAGATTAAGAGAAGTAATATTAGCTTGATTAGAATTACTTATAGTAAATGTAGTAAGAGCAGTATCATTAGAAAGATTTAAAGTAGTAAGAACTTTATTATCTGTAATAGTTAAATAATTAGTACCAGAACTACCAGTAAGTTTCTTACAATTAGTAATTGTAATACTCTTAAGAGTACTATTATTCTGAATAGTAACTTTTTGAAGATTACTACAATTATTAATAGTAACACTTGTAATTGCTTGATTATTTACAATGTTAACTTCTTGTAAGTTATTAAGATTAGCAATATTGAGTGACTTATAAAGGTCACACTCTTTAATAGTAATAGTAATAAGTTTAGTACATCCAGTTAAATCTACACTTTCAATATAATTTTGATTATCAAGATTAAGATTGGTCAATGCACTATTATAAACAACAAGACGTTTAAGAGGAACAGATGGAATAGTAATATCAGATACACACTGAGAATTACTAATATCAATTTCACGAAGTTTAGTAAATTTAGTATCAGTTGTTCCTCCAGCAAGTTGTTTAACAAGTTCAAGAGTAAATGTAGGTCTACTACCTTGAATCAAACGAGATTGAGTATTAGCAAAATTAAGAGTACGTATTTCACTAACACCAACTTCTGGTTGAAATGAGTCAAGACCAAATGGAGAAGCAAGAGAATTACTATCATGCAAATCCAATTCAGTCATAGCAGTAAGACCAGGATTATTAATATATAATTCGGTATTAGTATGAGAAAGTTTATAGATATTCATCTTAGCAAGAAGATTATCACTATCACCAATCTCAATAATTTGTGGAGAATTAGTAATACCCCAAGTAACTTCAGAGTTACTATTGTTATTACCAGCATCTACACATACCGTTTTATTCTTAGGCAGATAATAATAAGTTTGAGTAGCATTACCTACATTGTGATAAACAATCATATCACTATTAGATTTAATAGATATATATTCAGGAGTATTGAAAACTGCAGAAGACATCTTACAATTAATATCATTAGGATAATTAAACTTTTGAGCAGTGTTTCTCCAATAGAAAACACTATCAAGGAATATAATATGTTTCTTAAGCCAATCAAGAGTATAAGCAGCTTTGCGTCCATGAAGTTTACTTAGATGTTTAGTATTAGAATACTTATCATCAGTAAATTGAACAAGATACTTAAGTTTATAGTCAAGATTAAACAGAAGTGGACCACAATCACCAGTTTGTTTAAGATAAAACTCATTAACAAAATATTCAGCAGTATCTTTATATCCAGCTGCAACAGCTTTATTATAAAGAGTTTCTCTTAAATCATCCCAATAATAGGAATAAGCACTTGTACCAGAAACTTCCGTAATATTAACTTTATTACGCATTAGCGTAGTATCCATACTTAACCACAGCTTATTGTGATTAGCAGAGAACACCGTATTACTAAGACGAAGTTCATCTTCACTATTAAATGTTTCAGAAACAAAACCATAATTCTTACCTTCAAGAATTTGATTCTTAAGATATTTCATCCACATATTAGGCTCAATAGATAGAGTACCTTGGTTACCTCCACCAAGAGCAGTATCCATATCATAAAAGCCAATATAATAATCACCATTTTGCCAACTACGGAAAGTACTATTTTTACCAAAGTTATCAGCAAGACCAAAGAAGTTTGCAATAACAAAATACTTATACATAGAAGTAGCATTAAAACCAAGAGCAGCAAGCTGGTTTACATCAGTAATAATTTGTTGCTTCTTACCAGTTTTAACATATCCATTATTATAAGTATAAAGGTCATATTCAGTAGTAATCTCCGGACGTTCAACATTACCAATTCTATCTTTAGTCACATACAATCCCTCTAAGGGCAAGCTCATAACAGTACCTACAAAGTTTTTAAAAGTAGTATAATTACTTACTTGTCTACCTTGAGGATAACGAACTTCATAACGTTGATTAAGAATAGTATCATCATTCTGCCAAAAGTCACCAATAGAAGAATCAAAATTAGCAGGAAGACTACTACCAGTTAAATTATTAAAGTCAGCAAGAGAAGTAGTATCTTTAATTTCAATCCAATTGGCATTACTATCAGTTTCATCATAAGTACATCCCTCAGCAAGGAATGGGAAAGTAGTAGCATTAATATTAGCTCCAAGACTATCAGTAATCTTATTAACTTTTCTAAAACCTAAGTTTCTAAAAGCATCACGACCCAAGTTAAAAGAATAAATACCAAGAGGAGTTGTAGAAACTAAAGAAGTTTCAGTAGTATGAAAGTTCATAATAAGAAGAATAGGAAAACCTTCAACAGTATGTTTAAGAGTAGCAGTAGGTTGTTGATTCTTAACATATTCACTATTCTCTACATTATCAAGGGCAGTCGGGTCAGACGGGAAATAATCTTTAAGAACGGTATTAATAAATTTACCAATAGAAGCATTATTACTATGAGAACTATCTACAACATCGGCTTTAAGAGTATAAGTTTGTTCAGGAAGCCAAGTGTCTTTAGGAATAAATGCAGTATCATTAGGAACAGTAATATTAATATTCTTTACAGCATCAGCCAAAGTAGATGTACCTTGCAATCCAATAGTAGTATTATGAACTTGAAGTACAGAAATATTTTGTTGAGTTGGGTCCCAATAACTAATAGTCTTACCAGAAGTAGGTTGAAGTTGAACATTTTCAGCACTTTGTTGGTTAACAAAGTTTTCAAAAGTCCAACTATCATCAGTGCTAACATCTATAAGCATTACTGGAATACCAACAGCTTTAGCATATTGATTAAGTTTTTCTTCACTAAGATTAGTACCATCAAGTAAGAAGTCGACAGTATAAGCACCATTCTGATAGATATAACTTGTAATATTACCATCTGAAGTACGTTCACAAAAGTTTTTGCGAAGTTCAGCATCAATTATACTAAAATCAAATTCACCATCAGCATAAGTAGTAGCAACTCGGTTATTAATATAATTACTTACAATATCAAAATCAGAAAGAGCATAATCATATACTTGAAGATTATAGATATTGCAATCACAAAGCCAACCACCATCAGTTACATCTCCATATACTTTACCCCCAAGATAGATAATACTACCCATAGTTGGAAATGTAGCAACATTAGATACAGCACTAAGAGCACCTTCAAGATATATTTTAATAATATAATGACGTTCTTTCTTCAGTTCACCACTACTATCGATATAATCATCATCAGAGTGAACACAAACTATATCAATATTATTAATAGTATTATCAGTAAGTCGAAGTTGAGAACTTGTATTAACATACACATCATGTACATCAATTTCAAATCCAGTAATTATCTCGCCCGTAGAAGAATCAACAGTACCACATACAAGAATTGTACGTTGGTCATCAGGGTGATAATCTGCCTTAAAGCTAATACTAATAGTAAAGTCACCATTAGAACTATTAATTATATCAGCAATACTACGTTCAGACCCATTTATCTTAATTTTGCTAAGAGTAGCATAAGCACCATTACTAATACGCAGATAAGGAGGATTAGTAGCCGAAGTCTTAATACCAACAAGATTAGACTTATTGAATATATCTATCTGAGAAGTAACAGTCTTTTTACTACCACCAACAAGATAATTATTATTGGTCATAGTAAAAGCTTGGTCTCCATTATTATAACTTCTTGCTAAGAACTCACTAAGAAGATGTCCTTCCGTAGTAGCAGATTTAGGAAGAAAATCATCTTTACTCTTAACAAATTTAAAATACCAAGTCTTAGTAGCAGAATCACTACCAGATTTGACAGTAACAGTTAAAGGAACAGTCATACCTTCAATAGCCCACTCTTTACCAATTACTGAAACAAAGTCATTAACTTTTTGTCCAAAGTAACCAATAGTATCCTCTTTAATAGTATAACTATTAACCTTATAATTATATTGGAAAGTAGTAGCTCCTTGCAAATAAGCAGTCCAAGTAATATTAACAGAACCACTTAAACTAACTTCAACAGGACTTTGCTGGTCTTCACTCATACTTACAGCACTAATAAGAATCTGTTTACTAACGAGAGTAAGAGATGTTTTAATAGTAGTTTGTACAGCAGAGTTAGAATTATAATACAATTGAGAAGTTATAGTATAAACTCCAATATCAAGAGAAGTAAGCAATTCTTTAACTCTAATACTATAATTATTAGTATTAGTATCAATAGTAGTAATAGGATATGTCTTAGATGTAACAGAACTACTATCTTTTTCAATATCAACTTTCAAAGTATATTCACCTACAATACCAACAGAATAAGTATAGTTAATACTTACGTCTGATTCCAAATCTCCATCTCCAGTTAAACCTATTGATAAATCTTCAGTACTAAGATTAACAACAGATTCTGTGACAGTACCATTCCAAGAAGCAGAACCATAAATACCATTAGTCTCATCTTCATACGCAGCAGATATATACATATTACCAGTATGATTAGTCAATGCAGCACTAATAGTAGAAAACGGCACTGATAATGTAGGACTAATATAAGAAGCACTACCACTTGCAACTTGAAGAGAACCAATACGTACAGTAATTCTCCATACTTTAGTAGCTTGTACAGAAATATCTTGAAGTGTAATAGTAAGACCATTATTATCAAGCATTACACTTCCACCACTCATAACACCATTTGCTAAAATAGTACAAGTAGCTTCAGTAATAGTAGGACCTCCCCCACTACCACCAGAGCCACCTCCGCCATGTTTAGCAAGCCAAGACACGTTACGTTCAAGAGTACCAAGTCTATCTTCGTGATTATTAAGAACAGCACCAGCAGAAAGATGATTGCCTTCTTCATCAACGAATTTAGAGTTGTCTGCAACAATGCCAGAAGCATTATTAGTTGCAACAACAACCCATTCTTTTTTACTATTTTTAGCTTTTATATTTCCCATATTACAATGTTATTGTATAAGTATTAACATCAGATATACCATAAGCAGCTTTATCTTCATCAGAAGTAGTACTAAGTGTCATAGTCTTTGCACTCGTATCATTAAGCTGTTTATTCATATCAAATTTCTTACTATTATTATCAAGATTTACATTCCAAACATTTTGAACTTGTTTAGCTGTAACTTTAATAGCAGTATCACTAACATCAAATTTAATATACATAGGAAAATGTTGAGCAACATTTTCAGTAGGACTGGCAGCATTTGTTTTAGCTTTAAAATAAGCAAGAAGCCAAGGAATAGTATATTCAGGACCTGAAGGTTGTTCTTTATTAGAAACAAGTTTATATCCTGTAGCTTGAGACATGATATAAGTAGGAGCATTAATCTTAGTTACTAATTCATATCGAGCAAACTTATCATCTTTCTTAATATCTTGAGTTCTTGTAACTTGTATAACAGGAACACGAGTATCAGCAGTAGTAACTTCTCCCATAATATCTACATTAGAAGCAGGTTTATTATTGCTTCCTATATAAGTAGCAGGAGCATCATATACAGGTTTAGTAATACAATAAGTATGTTTATGACCACCTAACACAGCTCTAATACCATATTTCTTAAACAAACGACTAAATCTATAAAGACCACGAGAATTAAGAGTGTTAAGATGAGAACCAACACGAGCACTTTCACCACCCATAAAACTCCAAGTAACAATAGTAAAAGGCATTTCATGCATATAAACAATACACTTACCGCAATTAGCAGGTTCATTACTTGTCTTTTGCCATATTTGAAGGTCTTTCTTAAACCAATCTTCTATATGGGCATTAGCATTTTCAGCAAAAGTTCTATCTCCTTGATAAGAATTACTTTCCCAATCTTTATACATTTTACTTGTAGCAATAGCTATTTCACTATTAAGTGAAACAAAATGATATTTACCATAGTTAAATGAATAAAGACTATAAATAGGATATTGCTGTTCATCCCATTCAAAAGAATAAGTATTGTTTACATCAAGTTCAAAGCAGAAATAACGAAGAACGTTAATGTGAGAATATTTAGAAGTAGCATCTTCACCATCAGTAAGTTCAGTACTAACATGACCACAAAGGTCATTATTACCAATACTAAACATCTCACATTTATCTATATTAAGTTTCTTACCAGTATAATAATCAAGCCATTCATTAGGACGATTACCAGATTGAGTTATATCACCTGTATTAATAAAGAAATTAAAATTAGTTTCATCACGTTTAATAACATAAGAAGACTTCCACCAAGCTGTATATTCAGCCCAATTAAATCCTTGTTGGTCACTAATATGAATAAAACTAAAAGTAGAAACATCAGCATCTGCTTCAACTTTAAATGTCAGTATATCGCTTGTATAAGCACTATCATTATCACGTCCAACACGATATTCGTAACTACCTTTACTCAGTCCTTTGACAATACACTTGTGAGTAGTAACCCAAGTACCATCACTTGTACACCATCTAAAACGTTTGTAATGTTCAATAAACTTAGTTATCCATTCAGGATTAGAAGCATTATTATCAGTAATACTATAAACGCGTGTCCAAGTATCTGTACCTACTTTACGATATTCAACATATTCATCATAATTACCAACAGAAACCCAATTGAAACATCTTGTAGCACCACTTCCATTGTCAGTAGCTTGAATACCGAAAGTTATATTAATATAATTAGCATGTTTATCATTAAAAAGAGTTTTATTAGTAAAGAACGTCTTTCCAAGATAACTTGCCATAGGAGTATACTTAGATTTAATATTATCAGGATAATAATATTGAACACTATTACCAAGATTAGTAGTTTGTTTCTCAAGATTAATATATGTCCAAAGGTCAATAGTCTTACGAGAAGCATACGCTTTATTACCTTGTTTAGCAGGCTCAAGCATAAACCAACGAACAAACAGAAGTTTATTCCAATCTTCATCAACAGTAAAAGTAGCACTACCTTCTCCTACTGAACCAGTACCAAATCCACAAGAATCAATATAACCAACTTTAGTAGTTTTACTTTCCCAAGGATTATTAAGAGTCTTTTTAGTAAGATACTCTTGATACCCAGTTCCAGCACAAAGATAAAAACTACTTGGACCTTGTTTAAAAGTAATAGGTTGACTATTCTTTTTCCAAATTAAATCGTAAGTATCAACACTAATAAAAGCATTCTTTTTAGTATTACATTCAGCACCTTTTATTACAAAAGTACTTCCTGCCTTAATAATTCCTTCAAGAGGAAGAACATCCCACATATAGCCAATATCTTCAGGACTTTCTTTAGTTCCATCTGTATACAAAAGATAAAGACCATTTAGATTAATATCTTTATTGCTGGCGTTAGCAAGTTCAACATAATTATGTGTACAAACACATTCTTCACTTCCATCACCACCGCAATAAATACTATTCATACATAGATACTGACTAATATAATTACCCCAAGTATCATCTGGGTTACCTACTTTAGTAACAGAATCATCATGTGGTCTAACACTCCACTTGCCATTATCATCAACAGTTACACGATAGTTATCAGCACCATTAGTAAATGTCAGACGTTCGAGACTAAGAGCATAAAGGTCTTCAATAGTGATACCTCCACCACCGCCGTCTCCACCATCACCACTACCCGCAGTATAAAATTTACCACCATAGTAAACAGCAAATTTCTTTCTATCAGTATAGAAAATAATTTCACCGTCTACAAGGTCAGCCTTATTAGCAGTAAAATTAGTAGCGGTATCCATCTTACAACATACACAAGTAACTGTATGTGAAGCAGGCTCAGTATCTGGTTTATCTTCATCGTCATCTTCTCCTTCCTCTTCATCTTCATCTACAGCTGGAGCATCAACTGGTTTCTCTGGCTCAGCAGAAGCCATCAATACACGACGATAGCCACTTGAAATATCACCAGGAATAATACCAACAGTAATAAGTCCATTAAGAACAGCAACTTGAGTTTGAAGTTCTTTAAGAGCTTTATTTATTTGAACAAGTTCTTCATTATCATTTCCAGGAATAGAAGCATTTTCTTGAGGGTCAATCCAAAGTACATCTCCAGGCTCTTCTTCACCTATATAAATAATAGGCATTTCATACCATCTTTTATCCTCATTATAAGTATAGTATTTATTAGTCTCTTTGACATAAACAAAAGCGCCTGGAGTTTTCAAGTCTTCTCTTGTTTCTAAATCCGCATACTTAGGTGCAGTAACAATACCAACCTTAAGCATGCCATCATCAATCATGTCATTGACACATTTAATAACAAGTTCTCTAACATCATCCCAGTTTACTTCAGGAACAAGATGATGAACGTAATCCCAAATATTTTGAACATTCTCTTTAATATACTGTTTAAACAGTTCTTGATCTTTAAGAACATTCTCTTTGAAATCTTCAAAGTTTTCCTTTATCCAATTTTTAAAAGTTTCATAATCGACACGAATATCATCACGAAGATTAGCAATAGGTTGCCAATATTCTTTATTGGTTAAAGGAATACCAATTGGAACATCTTTTCTGCTAAGATAGCTGGCGAAATATCCATCATGAACAAGACACAGACGGTCATATTCATTATTAATATCCCATTGACCATTAGCAGTAAGACTAACTTTACCAAGATTTTTCTTTTCAGTCTTCATAAAAATATTAATTATTATGACTTATTCTTTTGACCTACAATCGACTTTTGTCAAATATAATACTAATTATAAGCTGACATACATTTGACATAGTATAAGCTAAAATCAGCTAATATCAATCATATTCGTCCACGCTTTCAGCATCAGCAAAAGAGCTTGCCCGTAGAGGAATGAATCAATCAGTAGCTAAATCACCTTCATCAAGAGCATAAACATCATCAACTTTATCATTTTGCTCTTCCCATAATTTACCAGTATCTACATCTACCATAAAAGTAGGATGTTCACCACAACCTACTAACGCCTTAATCTCTCCTTTTTCATCTACAGGATAAACAATTTCTGGACAAGGAGCTTGACCATTATAATTCAAATCAATCTGACTTTTAATATAATTAATAAGAGTAGCAGCAAGTTTATCTTGTCCAAGCTTTCTTGCAGCAACAGCAGCATTAAACATATTAAAACAATCAACTACTTTTCTATTTTTAGAAGTACAAGAAGCTTGACAATCTCTTAATAGTTCAACACCAAAATCAGAAAGCATCATAAGTATTCTATGATATATACAAACATATTCAGCAGGAATAGTCATATAAACATATTCAGGCTGAATCTCTACAAATTCTATATCAGAATTGTTTCTAACATAAACAGGGTTTTGATTATTTGACATAGTTTAATCTATTAAGAATTTGTTCTATACTATTTAATTGAATATCATTAAATATCTCAAGATTTTCCATACAATGAATAAGAATAGCAATAACAGGAATAGAACAATCTTCTTCAACGAAGCCAAACTTAAGTTTTTCTATAATATTAGTATTACGTGCAATGAACAAATTTTCATATTGTTCTATAAGTCTAATAGCAACACTGTCTTTCATAGCTTAACCTTTAATAGCGTGATTAATAACATAAGTAATATAAGATTGGCAGTTGAAATTGATTTCATTAGCAAAACTAAGAATTTTATCTTCATTAGTAAAATTTTCATTAGTATAAATACTTGCAATAATAGATTTTTCTATTTCATCCATCCAATCTTTTTTAAGATATTCAGAAACTTTTACATTATCTATTTCATATAGATTAAGTTTAGAATATATATTATAGTATTCATAATTAGTAATATTTTTAACATTAGAGATAATAGTATCTTTATTTATATCTATGTGATTGTTTACTAAAGTATCAACAACAAATCTTATAAGATTATAAGCGGAAATATTAAAAGCATCTTTTATAGCATTCTTACATTTATCTTTATCATTCTGAATAGTATTTTTAGTAATAGTAGTTATGAAATTACTAATATTAGAAATAGAATTAACAAGTTCAGAATTAAGTTTAGTCTGAATATTCTCTTTTCTATTATCAATAAATTTTACAACAAGTAAATAAACTACTACTACAATAGCAGGGGCAATACCTTGTTGCAGAGCTTCAGCGATAACTTCCATATAATATTTAAGTAAAAAAGGGTCATTAATATCAATATTTCTATTAATATTAACAACCCCTTAGTGAAAACAATCTATTTTACCTAAACCTATATAGCAATGGTATGTTAATATCAACCAGCAGCAACTGTTTCACCAGCCAGCCCTTTACATACAGTTTCAAATGTAGTAATAGCACCAGCACCAGTAGGAAATGCAACTTGCACAATCTGGTTAACTACCTCATCGCGAGTTTTAACATCACGAGGCTCTGCAAAGCGAAGAGTAAAAATAGTAAATCCTGTATCTTCAGCATCATTAGCTTTCAAAGGATTTAATGGATAATTAGGATACAAATAGTAATAAGCATCACGATAAGTATATTCAAATCCAGCATCAGCAGCAGCTTTCTCTGCCAAATCTTGAACATAAGCAGCATCGCCATATGCAGGTTGACCAGAAACAGATTTAGTAACTGAAATACCAAATAATTCATCAGCTCCCATTACTTCATAATCAACACCAGCTTTAGATGCTGTAATTGTAATCTTACTATCAGAAATAGCGGCAGTTACACCTGACGTATGACCATTAGCATTGATAGAATTTACAAGAGTTTGTGCAATAGTAGCAGAAGTTGTAGAAACATCTTTAACATAGGTCATAGCAGTCCACTTATTACGTTCATTAAATTTAGTACCTTTAAGAACTACAATAAGAGAATAGACACCGACTTTAGTAGGAGTAGGAATAGTTACCTCTGCTTTAAATGTAGTAGCAGCTTGATAAGCTCCTTTAACATAAGAGAAGTTATTCTTAAAAATAGGAATAACAACCGGACCTCCTTTATCACTCGGACGACCAAGAACAATTATAGCTTCCTTAGTAATATCAGTACCAGTAGTACTTGCAGTTAATTCACCATCCTTATTGTAAAAGATACCGATAGCACCTTCTGCAACAGCTGACAAATCAGCATCGGAAGCATAAGCTACATTTCCACCTAAAAGAAATTGTCGCATAGTTATAAAATTTTATTGTTTAGTTTAACTTCTTTGTTGTTGCCGAGATTGATTAGGAGCAGCAGCACCTACACTTTCAAAGAATTTATAAACTGCACGTTGAACAATTTCGAAATGAGTATAAGGAGGCAAATCACAGTTAACGCATTTAACAATATCAATATCATGCTTAACAACGTTAGGAGATTTTACATACTTAACATTAAGAAATTTAATAGCGCAATCTTTGCAATTAGTGTAAATTTCTACTTGCTCATTAGAAATAGCATCAGTCTTTTCAACATTCGATTCGATAACTGGAATAGAACTAAGACAAACAATAGGAGAGTCTTTTGTTGCTCCATTACAGAAATCACGAAGAGTAGTTTCCAAAACATCACTACCAATTAATCTACAAGCAACAGAATTACCTCTTAAAGTTTCAGGATATTCAACACTAAATCCAAGAAACATCATAGGACGTATCTTATATTCTGAACCAGCAAGAGTAATAGTAGAATCAACAACTGGAATATTAATAACATGAAAACCATTAGCTGCATTATAGTAACTAACTTTTTCATTAGTTCCAACTGATTCAATATCTATAGAATATCTTGCAGTACGATACAAACTTCTAAAGATATTAATAGGAGACATAGTAGAGGGTTGAGTATCTACATTTTCTTGAAAAGCAGTACGAACACCATTAACAAGTTCTTGTTGAGTCTTTTCTACAATTACATTGTTGATATAAACGTCAATACTTTCCGGAAGAATACCTCTAATAAGTTGAGCACCCATTTGTTGTCCTAAGACACGAAAGGTGTTATGCATCTCTTGTATGTTCATATCAAATATTCTTTAGTTTGCTATAATAAGCATTAACAACAGAATTATTTTCAGGATTCTTAAAGTAAGCTATAGCTTCACCCACATTTGCCCCAATGAAATCTCCTTCTGGAGTAGTAATATTCTGATTATATTGAGAACGAACAAGTTCTCCACGAGCTATAAGCATTTCAATAGTAGCAATAATTCTATTATCCCTATTATTGAAAATCTTATTAAATTTAATAGGCTCATCAGTACTAAATTTGTCAAGTTTAATTTCTCTATCCAATCTATCTTCTGCAAGAGAAGAAATAACAGGAAGATTATTCATAACACAATACTGAATATAAATAGCATCGAACAAAGTATCATCAGCAAGGCAAGCAACATAGTTAGCTTTTGCACGATTAACTTCTATACGATATTTAGCCATCTTTTCTTTTTCTTTCTGGTCATCTTTAAAGTAGAATCTGATAGATTTATCACTATTGACAAAAGCAATGTCTTTAGCAACATCTTTATAAAGCAAACAATGACGATACATCAGATAATCTTCAAGATTAATAGGATAACCAACTTTATGCTTTGAACTTTCAAGAGCATTCAGCTTATTAATCTTAATTTTAAGAGCATCTTTAAGAGCCTTAATATTCTGACGATTCGTCTTTTGATATTCAGCTTCAATTCTATCTTCTTCAGCTTTAATTCGATAATAATCTTTCTTATGATAATAGTGGAAACTAATATCAAAAGTTCGACCAAGTTCATCGACACTAATACTAATATTATTCAGATATTGTTTTACTCTTCTGACAAAACTACTATCATTGGCAGCAACACCAACAAGATTAGGAAAATACGTTTCAACTTCTTCCTTATTAGAAGCAAGAACACGAGAAGAAGTAACACAGCTTCCAATAAAATCTTTTCTTTTTGGAAGAGTTTTATCATTAGCTTTACGATACAGCGAATAGTTCTTAACTAAAGAAATAGTAACAGAACGTACATCTGTATATTCTTCATCAGTATCTTGTTCAGATTCAGTAGCAGGCTTAAATACAACCTGTTCCTCTACGGGGGAGGTAATGGGAGCTTCTTTCTGTTTATTATCTTCGGCATTAGCTTTATTAAAACCAAATGTTAAACCGTCAGCAGAATTATTATCCATATCTTAATTAGTTTTTGTGATTATAGTTTACATTCAATATAGAACATCTTTGTAGAATTATTAACTTGCAAACCAAGAGAAGATTTAACTTCATAACGAGCCATATCAACTTCGGTAGCAGCGTGATTAGTATTAGGAAGACCCCAGCAATCTGGAATGTCAGTCATACCTTCAATTACTTTAGCTTTATAAACTTGTCCTTTCTGACGAACCATACGAACATTACGTTGTCCCTCATAAGAAGAGAAGTCAATAAATAAAGCACGATGAGAAGTAATAGGCAGACCAGAACGAGGATGAATCATACCATTTTGCTTAGCGGCTTCAGCAATAGTTCCTTTATCAAAGAAAGAACAATGCTTACAAGTAATAGTATGACCATCAACAGTTTTATACTTACGGAAATAAGCACCATACTCAAGACTGTCACCATTACCTTTAATTTCTTTGTCCCCCAATGGAGTAAGAAAACCATTCTCTTTGGCATCTACTTTCATAGATTCATCGAAGTCTTCCATAAAACCTTTACCTCCCATAAGAACAATGTTCATAAAGCCAGTATCAGTATCACGGTCAAGAACATCTCCAATAGTTCTCTTAAGTTTACTTAATGGCAAATACTCACCATAAGTATCATGATTAGATTCACGACAAATTTCTAACATACCAGAAGTATGAGGAATAGGGTTGCCGTTATCACGGTCTTTAAGAGCAATCTCACCATTAGCATTACGATTATATTCAGCCATCCACAGACGCTCTTCATTCATAACACGCATATTAAGATTAAACTGACGCATCTCTTCATTAATCCAAAGTTTAGAAGTGCCACCACTTGCATTCTTAAATTCGTATTCAGTTACAACGTTAGCAAGATTACCAGCAATTTCTTTAGAATAACGATGGAACTCAAGCTGAGAAGTCATCTTACCCGGTCCCATAGAATTACTACGGTTTCCTTTAGAATAAGATTCAGAAATAGTCGGAGCACTCATAGACCAATACTTACCTTTAGCAAGCATATCAGGGTCAATAAAAGCATTAGGATTAGGAGAAGTAAGTTTCAGCAAATAACCATAACCATAAGGAGATTCTCCTAAATCTTTCTGAACACGAACTTGAGTTTGTCCATCGGGAGCAATCAGACCATATTGTTCAATAAACCAATGAGTACTAAAGTGAACTTCAAATTCAGCACCACCAAGACCAGGCTTAGCATTAGCTGTATTGAAATAAGTAACGAAGTCTGTAAACTTCATACGACCCATTGTACTCCAAGTCCATTGAATAGTAGCAATATCAGAAACACCAGAACTTCCCTGACCCTCAGTCATAAATGACAACGGAAAACGGTCATCATCCATACCATAATTATAAGTAAGGAAAGCATTAATTTCCACAGGTTTTTGCAATTGAAGATAAGCAATAGACTCTTCATTAGAATAGCCTCTATCCTCATACTTACCCTGCGAAAGAATACGCATTTTATACATAATCAAAAACTTTTAATTAATTATAACCAAAATCAATGTCTTTTTTATTATTAGTATCATTGATAGGTTTAGTTATTCTAACCGTAGGTTTATTTCTTTCTTTAGCTCTAAGACGAAGTTCATTAACTTTTTCTCTATTAATAGCCATATTAACTAAATTAGAATAATTACCTCCAACAAATTTAAGATAAGCACGAAGAATCTCATCATCACGACGACTTTCCGGAGTTTCTTTTTCAAGGTCACGTTCATAAGCAGATTTACCTTCTTGGTCTACACGATAGATATAATTAAAAAAGTCTTCGGGAGTAACAGAAATCTTTTGATTGTCTCTACTAATAATAATAGATTCAGGAATCTGATAACCGGCAATTTGACGAGTTTTAATAACATCATGGACACCATTCCAATACGCCTCTAACTTCTCCAATCTTTCTTCCTCTACACGAGCAGCTTCATCTTCTATTTCTTTTCTATATTGGGCATCAGCTTCTTGCATATCAGCTAATTCTTCTTTAGCAGTAGCAAGCAAAATACCAGAAGATTTAAGATAGGCAATATAACTTTCAACATCACCTTTACGACCTTGTTCTTTCCAAGCTGTACGAATAATAGATTCTTGTTGTGCTTCATTAGAATCATCAATAGTAATACCGGAACGGTCAGGCATTTGACCGAATCCTTCAAGAGAATTACCATTAGCAATATAATAATTCAATACCTCAGGTAGAATAGGATACTTTTGATAAAGAGTATTAATAGCAGTTTCGTAATGCTCTTGGTGAGCAGTTTCAATAACAGCATCTACATAAGCCTTAACTCCTTCCGGAGTATTATCAAATTGAATTGGCTTGTCGTTATCATCAGTAATATCAATGCCAATGGCATCTCTAATAGTAGTAATTGATATTTCGTTTTCAGGTTCTTCAACAGTATCATATTCTTTAAGCCAAGCTTGAACATCTTTAGCTTCTTTAAAGATATTTCCATTAGCATCAAGAACATTACCATTCTCATCAACTTTATAGGAATCATCTCCTATTGTAATAGTGGTACCAGGAGTAAGGTTTTGATTATTATCATCTCCTTTATCCTTGTCAGCATCATCATCGTTCTTATTATCTCCATCTTTGTCCTTGTTATCGTCATTATTGTCAAGGTCGGCAGGAGAAACATCAGTAATGTCATGTTCGATTTTACCGTTGTCAAGATTAGTGACATCAGTATTCTTGTCATTTCCATTTGCAGCATCTTGATTATTATCATTAATAATGCCGCCATAACCAAAATCTAAGTCCATAACTATTTTTTATTTATATTAATACTATCAACACAAGTATAATGAATATCTTTTCTAATAGCAACAACAATAGCAAAAGTTTCACAATCTTGACCATAACAAGTAATATAATTATATATACTGCTTACTTTATAATCATCATGTTTAATCGCATTTCCTTGCCCGTAGAGGAACAATCACATCGTAAGCTTTAGTATTCGTCAGCTCAAAAATTATCTTTCAAATCAAAGCTAATATTAGCTATTTATATTCACAATTAAACCCTGCTCCAATATCTCATGAAGCAGGGCTATAAATATCAATATCAAATCTACCTTATTTCTTAGAAGTAGATTTAGACTTAGAATCATAACGATTTTTATTCTGTTTAGCAACTTTAAGTTTAGTATCAATATCGTGCACCTTAACTTGTCTATCACGTTCTTTATTAAAAGTATCAAGCATCATCTTTTGTTTCTCAATATTAATTTTTTCTTGTTCAACACTAGCACGAGCTGCATCAAGACGATTCAATCCAGCTTGTTGATTAGCATCACCAATTTCTGCATTATAACTAATCATATTAGCATCAGCACGAATAAGTTCAATTTGCTGGTCAAGATAACCTTCGAGTTCTTTAGTCTTACGGTCTTCTTCTCCTTTAATTCGAATCTTTTCAAGTTCAAATTCTTGTTGCATTTGAACAGTCTGTTGGTCTATTTGTTTAAGCTCTTCTTCATGAGCATCTTTTTGAGTTTGGAATCGTTTAATAAGTTTACTAATAGTAGCAACATTATCTCCCTCAATTGCAGCAATAGCCATCATATTATCACCATTTTGTGCGGCACTAAAAGCGTATTGTTGAAGTTGTTGAAGTTTATCTCTTTCTTTAGTAGAAAGTTTACACTTAATAATATAATCAGCATAAATATGTTTATCAATATCAAGACTAATATATTTAAGATTATCTTGTAAATCTCTATAAGAAGTATCAAGACCATCAATCCATGCAAGTTTAGAATAATCTAAATCACGACCATAATCTCGTTCACGCATACAATCCATAATAAACTCTATAAGCACAGAACCCATAGAACCACGAATAATAGCTTCTTCAGTAACTCCTTTACCAGCGCTATTAGCAATCTCACCATAACGTTGAGCAGTCATATCTACTTGCTCATTGGCAGCATTCTTAATCTCTGTAAGTAGATTATTAAGTTGAGTAAGATAATCACCAATAGAACTTTCAAGCATACGAACTTGTTGTGCTCTAAGCATACCTTGGTCATTAGTATCATCAATAATAAGCAAACCATCAGCAAGCATTCGATATATAGTTTGTTCAGGTACTTTACCTAATAGAGAACGAGCAATAAGAAGTACAGCAAGTTTATTCTTAGCAATAACCATTTCTCTATGATAAGAAACTATATTATAAAATACTTGATAAGGAAGAACTATATCTATAATACTAAATTTTCCAAAACCTGGAAGCAATTCATTAATACCATTATAAGGAAGTTTACCTCTTCTATTGTATGCAATAGCTCGTGCACCATAAGGATATATAGCATTATTACGAGTACCTATACGAGTACATTCATATACTTGAGGCTCATAGATATATTCAATAGATATATCTCCAATAGCAGTATTTAATTTATAATCATCTTCTTCTATACGAGTATCCATAAGACCAACTTCATTTACATAAGTAACAACAGCTCGTCTAATTTCTCCTCTCCAAACAACATGCCAGACATCATATAAATCACTATTAGTATCACGCATCATAATAGGATTCCTCTTAAAGAAGTCCCTATCTTCTTTACTATATTTCTTACAAATATCAGGAAAATAACTTTCATAATCTCTAAACATAAGTTCTACTGGAGCATTAGCAGAACGTTTAGCATAATATGTTTCAAGAAACTTTCTCTGCGTATCATCAAGATATTCATCAAATTCATCAACTATTTGTTGATATGTAAGTTTGCGACGTTCACAAAACATATCATCATCTTCTCTAAACATATTATCTGTATTCACAGGAAACGCATCACGAGGAGAAACATTACGTTTAATAAGTTTATTTCCTACAACATCTGAATAAGTATAACATTCACCAAATGAAACAAAATCAAAATAAGCACGAGCATAAAATAATGTATCTTCTGTAATATCTTTAATAACATTAAATATAGCTTGTCCTTGTTCAGAAATATCATCAATATAATTTTCATTGACTTCTTTAGTAATAGCTTCTATATCAATAGATTCTTGTGGATTAAATTGTTGTGGGTTATTGCCTTCATTAACCCATTGAGCATAACTTTCTTGAATCTTAGCAGCAATCTTTTGTTCAACAAGTATTTGAACTTCTTTACGAATTTTAGAATCACGAGCAACCACTACTTCAGGATTGTTAGCCCCAACAATAAAATCATGAGGATTCTTAACATATTCTCCAATATATCTACGAATAGTACCTTTCATCAAATCATAATTACGCATTGTAGCAGGAAAACGTTTATACTTTTCTTGCGTAGCATTATATGGGTTAAGAATCTTTTTATAAAACTCATCCGGAATATACCCTTGAAGAACACCATATTTAACTTCTAAAGCATTACTGTCTCTATTAGCTAAACCTTGTGCTATAATCCAATCAGCACATTGAGAATACCACTCAGGGTCTTTCTTACGAGAATTAGGAACTCGTTGTTGTGGAAAATCATACGATTGATAATTACCTCTCATAACATTAACAATTTAAAACCATTCACGATTTAAAATATCATTTTCATCAAGATTTTCAGCATTTAAATCTTTACGCTTTTCAAGTTCATCTTCAGCAAGAAGATTAAAAGACTTCCATTCAATACCTCTAAGTAGCATAGAAGAAACACGGTCAAAATTACCTTTAACACTCCATTTTTTAAGTTCAAGAATAGTTTGATAATCATAAATACGATGAAAATTACGAATAGGATTTCCATTCTCATCTTTACCTATTTCTTCATAAAGAAATTCTTTTAGTAATCGAATACAATCAAGTTTATGAGCTTCACCAGAAATATTATATCCATAAGTAGTATTTACTTTACCCTTAAAAGTTGGGTCAAAAACATAAAGAGGCTCACAAGAAAGATATTGCAAAGCACCCCATTTACGAAAGTTAGAAATAGTTTCACCACGGTTTACTTCAACATTAGTAGTACCAACACAATTGTAATATTTAGCCATCATATAACATATTCTATCAGCTTCTTCCAAAGTATCGGGACGACCATAATAAGTACAAACAAGTTTCTGTTTATAACCATTAAGATAATGAGGATTCATCCAAACCATAATACTATTATGAGAATGTTTAAGAGTAACTTCATCTTTATTTTTATCAACACCAACAGGGTCATAATTAATACTATAAAGACCTTCAGGAATACGTTTAATTAATCTACCATCAATATTGACTTCTTCGTACTCTGGGGCAAACCAACGACGAATACATCCATGAGGGTCTTCATGACCTCTACGAGGAACACCATAAATATAATCATAAGTTTTCTTTCCTTCACTATGCAGACGAACATTAGATTTAAACTGAACACGACCAGTTTCATCAATCTCAAGCATACCATCTACATAAAAATGCAAATCAGTATCAACACGAAGTCTATCTTCCCAAGCAGAAAGTTCTTCAGAACTAAATATATTTTCAGAAGCACTACTAAAAGATTCAGCAGGAAAATTAGCATATTGACCAAGATAATTAATATAATCAGAATACTTCTTTACACTTTCTTTCTTTTTAAGACGTTCACGCCGAGCAATTTCAAGACCTACAAGTATATTACTATTACCATCTTTATCAACTCCTGGAACTCCATTAACCTCACCTTGTAGTCCCCAACAATAAGGTTTAAAGAAACCACAAGTTTCATTACGACAATCTCTATCCCAAACATTTTCAAAAGGCATAAAATTAAAGCCTTTAACATCATAAAAGTTTTGTTCAAAAGTTTGCATATTACCAGAAGTAGCAGTACCCCAAGCACAAAGCATACCAGTAGTATAAGCACCTGTTCTCATGGCAGGCTCAGTAACATTCATAAATTCATCAAAGTTATCCATAGTAGAAACTTCTTCTACTTTAACTTTAACAGCATCTTTACCAATTGCACAATCAGGATTATTAGCAGCAGATACACTAATAAGAGCAGAACGCCAAGACTTATCGGCTTCCATACCGTTGGGGAGCTTATAGCCAAGACGAAAGTCAGACTTAACAGTAGACAGAATACCACGAACAAATGGAGTATTTTCTTCATAAAACTTTAAATCATTAACGGCAAAGTCAGTTAAACCACCAGTTTGAGTAAGATACTTTTTATCAACAGCAACATGAATAACTACTTTACGAGAATAAACATTAACTGTATTAGCAGAATCAGCAGCCATCATATAAGAAAATCCACCACGACGAGTTTTATCAATAAGAAGATGAAAACCATTCTTTTCCGCAAATTCCATTATATGAAAAACCCAAAATTGAGAATCAAAAAATTTAGGAAAATCATAATGTTTTTTAGCAGTATTTGTATTACCATGTTGAATAGTAGATTCATTCAATTGTTCTATACGATTATAATTAATAAAATTATAATGACTACCTGTAATGCGAACATTATGAATAGTACCATTTGGGTCCATCAAACAAGGAGCACTAAAGCCATATTTACGTCTATATTGTTCTCTACGTCTAAATTGACGATGAGGAATAGAATCAAGTTTATAAGAAGTATATTGTCCTTTATGAGTTTTATAATAATTAGCTTGTTCATAAAAAAGTTCAGTATTAACAAACTTCCATCCAGGACGAATATTCATAAGAAAACCTTCACTTTCACCCACTAAAAACAAATCATCATCATCGATAAATCCCATATCTTTAGCATGAGGATATTTGCTTTTATCTTCATTAATAAAATCTAAAAAAGGATAGCTATTGGACATAATAAGATTTATATCTATTATTATATAAAATATCAGTATTTATAGTTTTAGTAAATTTGAATCTATCTACATGTAAAAATTTAGCAGCTTCTCTAACACTTCTAAAAGTATATTTAATATTAATCTTAATATCATTTACTATAATATCAAAACCTCTATCTTTATTCCATTCAGAAATATTACGACTATAATTAGTATTATATTGATGAGTACACCATTCAAGATTATTATAACAATTATTTAATTTATTTTCATCTTTATGATTAACACATCTATAATTATTAGGATTTGGAATAAACGTGGCTGCTACAAGACGATGTACAAATTCTCTATTATGTTTTCCATCCTTAGTCATCATAATTGTTTTATATCCATTATGAATAACTATACTCATTTTTCTTATTCTATCGTTACCATATTTATCCTTAATAGAATAAATGTTTCCAAATTCATCTATAACATAATTATGTTCATATCCTTTAACTGGAACACAATCAGTTATGACTTCTTTGGAAACATTTACTATATTATATTTAGCTTTTCTTTTAATATTAAAATTAATAGCAGGCATAACTATAATATTATTTAGCTATAATACCAACAATAACTCCAATTATAGCAGCTCCAGCAGACCATCCAATAATCTTAGTTCTACGTTTTTGTTTCTCTAAATCTTTTCTAACAGCTTCATTAATCTTATTGGCATCAGAAACTCTCTTCTGAAAATCTGTTATAATTTTAGTTTGTTCATTAATATATTTATCTTTCATAAAAATAATAGAATCTTGTTCATTAGTAATATTAAGAAGATAATTACGTTCAATCATCTTAGCATTAGCAAGACGAATATAGTCAATACTAATCGTAATAGTCGTATCTGATAGTAATATCTCCCCCGTAGGGAGAATGCTATCATTAAGGTTGCTCGCATAGCTTTTTGAACAACTTAACAGCACTACTATCGTTAAGCTCAAAACTTTTAGTAACTTCATCTTTCATTTCTTGTTTAATATTATAAACAACAGAATCTTTCTTAGTAATATTATATTTAATAGAATCAAGAATAACTTTATTATAAGCTGTATCAGATTTAACGACATTTTCTGTAGCCTCAGCTCTACCTTTTATAAGTCCTCTATAATAACCATAGAAAAATAATCCTACACTTATACTTACAATAATAATACCAAAAATAATATCAATCTTTTTTTCCATACTGCATAAGATTATATTTAAGTTCATCACTCCACTTACCATTAATAGTCATACCAATAACTTGTTGTGCAATTCTAATGGCAGTAGATACACCACAATTAACACAAGTATCAAACATTTCATGAGCTATACTTTGACTCGGAATATCATCAAGTTCAAGAACGTCCCAGTAATTTTGTTTATAAAGAAGTTTAGCACTATTAGTAAGAGCAATATCTTTCTTAAGACGAGTAGTTATATTCTTAAGACCTTTTTTCTTTTCGTCATCAATAACTTCCCAACCTATCCATTTTGGATTGTTCTTACGACTAATGCCAAGATAAGTTTCAGCTCCAGCATCATCTTTGTCATTAACATAACCGCCTTCAACAAATATTAGTTTATCAAATTCTTCATCAAATTTTGCCATAATCTATTAATCATTAAGAACTCTATTAATCCAACCACGAAGATATTTAATATTATTACCTTTAGCAGCAACTTGATTATAATATTTTATACGACCAAGTTTATATCGAGCAACAAATAAATCTTCACCAAGAGAATCTTTAACATAAGCAAGAGAATCTTGTGTACATCTAAGTTGTTCTCTATAATAAATAAGACTATCAACACAAGTAGTATCTGTTACAGGAACATATATAATCTTTTCCACAGGAATAGTATTATTTTTAAAATTAGTACAAGCAGTACATAGAATGATAACACATATTCCAACTATTATTATACTAAGTATTTTCTTCATATTAATCAAATAAATCTTTACTACGAACCATATCAGCTTGAATAACTTTACGTCTATCAGCAAGAATATTAATAATATCTTGTTTAAGATATTTCATCTTATGAAGAGTAACAGTTTCTTTAGGATTGTTTTTAACATGATATAGACCATCTGGAAAACGCTTAGGCATACCATACTGATTAAGAACAAAATCAGAATCAATATGACAAAGCCAAAGACCAGCACAAGGAATACCAAGAATGGACTCGACCATAAAAGCATACATAGAAAGTTGAAGATTGTAAATACTACCATTACAATCCGGAAGATGATTAACAGGAGGTAGTAAAGTATCATTTTTAGAAACCCAAACATTTGTAGTCTGATGAGGTTTAGTTGTTTTATCTTTCTTATAATAACCAGATTCAAATTTAAGACCTCCTCTATTAGTTTTCCAATCACCAATAACAAATTGGTCATCACGTATACAAAGCACATCAATAGTACCAGACACAAGATAATCAATTAAGAAAGCCCCAATCTCAGAATAAATTTTATATCCTCTATTAGTATAATAATTAAAAACTTCATAAATATCAGGATATTTATGTTCAGTAATTTCAATAAATTCATTAATATCAAGTTCTTTAACATTCATATCTATATTAGGAAGGTCTGCAATAGTAATCATTTCACCATTAGGTTTAATCATATACTTTACAGCTTCTTTAAACATAGAAGAACCTTTAATACCATCTTCAAGACCATTATGAGTAGCAGTACCTCTTTTGCAAGCTTCATCAGTTATATTTTGCCATTGTTTAGAAAGACGAGATTCAGAAATACCAAGTTCTTGAGCTTTCTTTTTAAGCCAATAACTTCTATCAAACTCAGGCTTATAACTATGAAGAAGAGTAGTAGTAGACTTATATTCATTTCCAAAAGTATCATTATATTTATGACCTTCTTCTTTAAATATAAGTCTTACATCATTATAACGAGTATCTCTAAGATTCAGCATCGTCTATTATTTTACAATCGTCCATATTAACTTTTACAAAACGCTTAGTAATATCATCAGCAATAACAAGTTTATCAGATTCATTATTATTTCCTGAAATAAATCCAATAATTTCTCCCGTATGTTTTACTTCTTGATTATAAGTAATTGGAGTACTATTAACAATACGAGTACGAATTTGTATAACTGCATATTCTACTTTCATAATTTAATCTTCATCAGCGTCCATTGAACTAAGAATCTGTTTACCACCACGAGCAAGTTGCTCTTCTTCTTCATTACGAAGATTTTCATAAGCAGTACCAAGAGCTTTTGTAAGTAATGGTATTTCAGTAATACGTTTGCTAACTGCATCCATCATAGTAAGAATAGATGTTATATCTTCATCAGATAATGCTCCGGAAAGCTTTCTATTCAACTGTTCATTAATACGCACAGCAGCAATAGAAACCAGATGAATACTTTTATGCAGAGCTTCCAGAGCAACACCTGCTTCAGTAATATTTTCTACATAATATTTATCAATCAACTTTTTTACAAGAGAATCAGGAATATAATCAGCAGGAAGATTATAATTATCAATAGCCATTTTAAGAGCTTCTGCGTCACTAAGACCTTGTTGTTTAGCAGGACTTTTAGGGTCGCCAAGATAATAAATAATTCCTACTTCTGCAATATATTTTCGTTTATCTTTAGTAGTATCACGTTGCCACAGAAGAGCAACATCTTTATCTTGTAATTGACGAATAGTAGGAGCTTTAGGCATTCCAGTTTCATCAATAGTAAGCAGCTTTTCTATAACAACATTAGCACTCATATCTTATTCTTTGTTTTTAAGTGATTGATAATGTTCTTCCCAATCTGCATCAAACGGCAATTCCTTAAGAAGTCTGATAGCTTCAATATACATATTAGCATACGCAGAACCAACTTTCTTATAATATTCTTCATATTTCTTTTTATTATTACGTTTAATACGAGTCACAATAAGTTTCTTTTCGTCAAGCTCTTTTTGTTCTTTAGCAAAACCTATAACTGTATCTCGAACATAATTTTTATATTCTTCTTTAGTCATGTTCTTTCGCATAAGAGAAAGATGAAGTTTAGAAGTAGCAAATTTACGTTTAACAGGATTAATTCTAAGAACACCTATATATGGAATACTAACAGCATTCATATTTCTAATATTAGTAGCAGCTGTTCTTTCAAGATTAGTTATAATAGATTCACAAAGTATTCTTTCTTCTTCATTCTCAAAATCCATATCATTAAGAATATCATCTGTGTTCTTACTAATGATAATATATTCATCATTAGTTTCATTAATATCATTAGATAGATTATCTTCCATAATATTATATTTATTAATATTAATAGAATTAGCTATATCGCCCTCACTACGTTCGGGCAGCTTGCCCGTAGAGGGATGACATAGCTAATCCCATCTCTATCTTATGCTTGACCAATATTAGCTTTATAAATAAATGGGTCTATAACTTTATTATCAATATCAATTGCAGCAGATATATCATTAACAGGAATAATCTTAAACTCCATTATAATAATATCTTTAAGACCATCATTTGTTATCTTCTTATATGTGTCATCTTTATTAAGAATACTCTTAACAAGTTTAGGGTCGTCGCTAATATATTTGCGAGCATTATCTGAACTAACCATAATAGGAAGACGAAGATGAACTCCTCTTTCAAGATTAGTTCTATCAATAATAAGTTTTTGTCCAACCTTAGCATTAATTTCTTCCGAATCATTATCAGAAATCTTTGCAAGAAGAGGAATAACAGCTATATTAGTTTCTTTTTTAGAACCAATCATCATAGCAAAATCAAATACTCTCGTCTTAAAACATAAAGCAACAATACAATAATGCTTAGGCAAATTAATGCAGGAAGTAATTTGTTTAAGAATGTTAGCACTAATTTCATTTACATCAGATGGAAAAATAATTCCATAACTCTTTGTTTCACTTTTAATCGTAACCATAATGTTATTAATAAATTAAACAATAATAAAAGCAGATAATATAGTAGTTAATCTCTCTACGGGCAAGCTACACTTCAATAATAATAAATTTAGCATTATCAATAGAATCTTTATTTATAATAAACTTAGAACTAATAGATACTTTTCTATCAGAAGTAATATATACAATATTAAAATTTCTAATACGATTAAATGCTCTTGTAACAGTAATAGTAGAAATACCAAGTTTAGAACTAACTTGATTCAGTAGTTCTTTATAATAAGCAGTACAATTATTAATGTATAAATAATATATAAGTTCAACTTCTACTTTATTTAAATAATAACCAGTACCAATAATTTGTGAAATAATAGAAGCAATATTATTATTACTTATACATTTTAATTTAATAATAGCATCAGTAGTAGCACTATGTAGATTGGCTTTATCTACATATATAGCATCAATCTTTCTTTTATCAACTTCAAGTTTCATAATATCAAAATTTGATAAACAATATAACAAAAATTGTTCAGAATACAAGAATATAT